GGTCCAGCCGTGAGCGCGGCAGAGCGCGGCGGCCCACAGGACGGCGTCCTTGTACTGAGCGGCCGGATACGGGTCGGTGCCGTTCCCGTAGTTCTCGATCTCCAGCCCGTACAGGACGTCGTTGCCGTCGGTGTCGGCCTCGTCGTCCTTGGGGAGCGGCGAGCGCTCCTCGATGAGGGCCTGGATGACGTCGCCGTCCACGAGACCGGCGTGGTTCGCTCGGCCGTGTCCGATCATCCAGAGACCGGCCGTCTTGCCGAGCCAGGAGTGGCACAGCGGACCGGGCAGGTCGCTCCGGCCGTTGTAGCAGATCTCCTTGTCGTTGTGACCAGCGGTGTGGTGGATGAGCACGCCGTGCACGGGGCCGAACGTCTTGCCCGTGGCCGCGTCGCGGTTGTGCGTCCGCCATCCGTCGTGCTCGTGCACAGTGATGCCCTCGGCCCGGAGGACCGTGAGGATCGCATCTGCACTGAGAGGTGTTGCCATATCCTGCTCCCTGCGTTTGCCCCGTAGTTGTGGTTCGGTTCTTATCCTACCCGAAGCATGCCGCCGGAGAGCCCTCGTAAAACGCCGAGGAGGCCCGCGTAGCGGCCCCGTGGGTCGGAGTCGGTACGCGGGCCTCACGGACGCCCGTTCGGGCCTTACGTGGGCGCTCAGCCGGTTCTCAGCTGCCGTTCTTCATGTTGATGAACGCGAGGATCAGAGCGGCGAGCGAGATGAGGGCTGCGAGCGATGGCAGCGGCCACTTGTTGGCCTCCAGGCTCTTGATGCGAGCCTCATGATCGTTGCCCTGGGAGACGAACTGCTCGATCAGTCTGAGCCTCTGTTCGTGGTCGGTGTGTATGGTGTTCTGCGTCGTCTGGGACTCGCGCAGATTGTCCATCTTGGATTCGAGCCTCGTCATCATGACCACGAGGTCGATCACACTGGGTCCCTCGCCCATGTTGTTACCTCCAGGAGATGGACTCGTGGGATCTCCCATGTTGGTTGCGCCTCCAAGTCCGTTGGTGATTCCGGCCATCGCCTATCTCCCACTCACTCGTCCCCCGCGTACATTTCGACGCCGGATCATCATGGGTGGTTATTACTCAATCGCAACAATTGCCTCCCACTGCCGACGGACGAAATGCTACTACGAAAGCGGATAGCGCTGCTATCCGGCCTCGTATTCGATGACGCCCTTGACGGACGACCCGCTGTTGAACGTGAACGGCGAGATGGCGTCTGCCGTGCCACGGTTTGCAGCCGCAATGGCTCCTGCGTCAAGGCGGCCATTCGAGATGTCCATCTTGACATTGCTCTTGTCGTGCAGCCGAGCACGAGATGTGATGCGAGCTCCACCGGCCGTCGTGCCGAGCACGAGCTCTCCGACAGCCTGCACGATGACGGCTCCGTCGAGAGCGTTCACAGGCAGGCTGAAGATCCAGTCGTCAGCGTTCGTCGGGGCGGCTCCGAAGTTGGTCGTCGATCCGAACGTGATGTCATAGTGTGCGATGACCAGGTCACCAGACTGGGTGAACCGGCAGTCGATCACCGCATTGCCGTACGACGGCCGGTTGTTGCCTGTGGTGGTGTCCCAGTTGGGGACGAAGTCGAATGACTTGTGCTGCATGTTGACGAGGCGCTCTGCCTCCATGAGCTCGCCACCCGACCATGATTCGGCAGCCATCGTTCCTCCTCACGCAGCTTCGTAGCGGATGACGCCCTTGAGCGTGTCGGTGGAGGCCCAAGTGAACGGCGTGATGGCGTCGCAGATGCCGGTGTTCGCGGCGGCCACGGAGTCCGGAGCACCACCCGCGAGCTCCAGCTCCATGAACGTCGTGCTCGTGAATCGGGCTCGACACGGATAGCGCTTGGCCGTTCCGCTCTCCACGAAGATCACGCCATTGGCCTGAGTCGTGGCCGCAGCAGGGACGGGCAGCCCGAATCGCCAGTTGGACGATCCGCTCGCGGTACCGAACGTCGACGTCGAGCCCCACACGATGTTGTAGTGGGCGGTGACGAGGTCTCCAGACTGCGACCATCGGCACAGCACCGTGGCGTTGCCGTAGGTGGGCGCAGTTCCGGTCGACACGCCGAGCGTCGGAGTGAAGTCCGAGAACTTGTTCAGCATCTCCTGGAGTCGCTCGGCAGTGACGCGCTGCCCGCCGAGCCACTGGGCTACACTCATTACTTCTCCTTACCGAATGATCGTGGTGAGCGGCTCGTTGACATTGACGCCAGCTCCAGCCGGAATCGGCTTGACGGCTCCATTCCGAGAACGCTCCACGTTGAACACCTGGGGATAGTTGTTCTTCGCGAAAGCGTACGCTACCCTCGGACTGGCATTGGTGTTTCCGGTAATCAGGATGGACCTGAATCCCTGGAGCGTGCCGGTCGTGAGATCGGTATCGGTGACCGACAGGTCCCACGGCCTCTGCAATGCCTGGCCATTCGTGCTGTCCCACAGCTGAGCCTTGAGACTCGAACCACGAATGTAGAAGCGCAGCCCGTATCCCCGGTTCACGACATGCGCGATCTGAGTCGCGACGCTACCGAGAGAGGTCTCGACCCCGGCGACGCGCTTGCGGATTCCGAGCGTGAGGAATCCCGTAGTCAGGAACTCGATGCGTGCCATGTACAGGTTGTCGCTGTCGGCGTAACGACCCGTGATCGCCCCGGTGATAGCGGCCCCGGTCGCGAGCTGATCCGTGCCGATGAACGCGGTGATGTCGATGTCGTCGGCGAAGTCGTTGGTGAACGTTCGCCTGGAGACGTTGACGCTCGTGAGCAGGTGTCGCCCCTCCAGCGCGGTTGCGTCCGTGCTGTAGTCGCTCGCGGCTCCTCCGCCGGTGGACCATACCTGCCCCGAGTCGGCCGTGCCCCATCCGCTGGCAGTTGTGCGGAAGAAGGTGTCGTGCAGCTTCGGGACGCATGAGTCGGCCCGCACAACCTCGCCGTCGACGCGCAGCGCGAGAGGGAAGTCGTCCTCGCTGAACTGCTGGAAGACGGACGAGCCGTCTCGCCTGAGACGAGCCTCGACACCGTACACGTTTGCGTTGACGGGCACGGTGGCAGCGCCTGTCGAGTCGTCGAGGCTGAAGTGGATCGCGCCACGAGCGGCCGTCGCATCGCGATCATAGAGCCCGACAGATACGTCCAGACGTTCGGCTGGATGGTGATCGTGGATCCGCTGCTCGTGGACAAGTAGACATTGCCCGACGTTGCCCAGTTGATGGCGATGCGGGCTCGGATCATGACGTCCGAGTAGATCCAGCCGTTGGCGTAGTAGGCCAGGCCGGGCGTCACCGTGCCAGAAGCCGACGATGCGTTGAGGATCGACTGGATCGTGGCCACACCGTCGCTCGTGAACTTGGCAGCCTTGTCTGCATCGAACGGCGGCGTGCCGGGGGCGTCGGCCCATGCCAACGTCCCGCCCTGGGCAGACCAGTTGGTGATGCCGGATCGCATCGCAGCGTTCGTGCTGATGACGGGGTATGCACTCGCCCACGGAATGCCAGAGTCGTCTGCCAGCACGACCTCAAGCGAGGTGTCGTCCGAGTCCATCGCGGTGAGCACGGTCGAGCTGGTGAGGTCGGCCCTGTTGTCGCTGTTGGTGGCGAAGTCGTCGCTGCTGCCTGTGCCCGGCAGCTCACCGACGTTGTACGGCTCACCAGGGATGCAGGCGAAGGTGATCTTCCACTCATCCGGCCCCATCGTCTCGCTGTAGCCGATGATGATCAGGTCGACATCGTCCGGCGGCAGATCCTCGGGGAGGTTGCGGAGCCGCATCATGTCGCCGACGTCCAGGCTGAGGATGTCCTCGGCGTGCTGCGCGACCCGGTCGTTCGCGAGGTCCAGCGTGATGCGCGTGTAGCGGAGACCGTCGAAGGTGCCAGTCCGCAGCAGCCACGAGGCCAGGCTCTCGGCGAGCGGGAGGTTCTCCAGGCTGTACGTGTACTCGACATCGTACAGGCCGACGCCGTTGGGCGGGTCCTGGGTCGACAGCGGACCGGACGTGAGCACCTGCGGAGAGCTGGACGAGCCGCCGTCCACCGTGACCACGACGCTGTTCTTGGTCAGCTTGTCGTCGTCGATCGGCTGGAACGGCGGGCTGATGAGACCGGCCGAGTAGTCAAGCACGACGCCTGGGATCTGGTTGAGCATGGTCGTGAGCGACCGATACCGGATGCCGATGGAGTCTCGGTTCTCCAGAAGATAGCCCTGGTCCGAGGTGGCGGCTTCCTGGAGGAGCGTGACGAGGTCCTTGATGCGCTGCGGTCCGAGCGTGACCTGATTGGCCAGTGGCGAGAACAGGTACGAGGACGAGATGCCCTGCTCGTTGCAGAGCCGGTTGATGCGGTCGCCCGCGCGCTCTCCGTCGTAGGCGTCCAGCTGCTCCACAACGTCGAACAGGTTGGTCTCTGCAGACTGGAATGTAACGTGGCCGAAGGTCGAGTCGGCAAGGTCCGCCGTGCCACCGATGGACATGCTCGACACGCGTCCGACGGTCGCTCCGTTGAGCGTGTCGACAAGCACGTTGGCGAACGTCGCGTTCGGGACCAGCGAGCCGACCGTGATCTGGATGTTCGCACCGACCTGCGTGAGGCCGATGGAGAATCGCATCGGACGCCCGTTCACGTTGAACGAGATCGCGCCTGTCTGGTCGATCAGTGTGCGGTCCGCGTCGTAGATGCTGAACTGCAGACCGCCACCAGTGGTGTACGTCATGTCGAGCGAACGAGCCGTGCCGGTCATGTTCATGCGCGCGAGCAGGAAGCCGTTGGTCAGGCCGCCCGACGGGATCGACATGAAGAAGCGCATCTGGCTCGCGCCAGTTACAGTGTACGGCCGGATCGTCATGCTGACGTTGGACGCGTGCCACTCCGGCAGCGGTGCAGACGAGATGAAGTCGTTGGACTGGGCGAGCTCGATGTTGCCCGAGATGATGGCTGCCTTGCCACCGTCCAGACCGGATGTGATGGTTCCGGCCTCCTCGCCGTCCTCACACGGCCAGTACTCCAGGATCGGCGCGTCCGGATTGTTGAACTGCGTCGACCGGAAGGCGGCAGACTGGAGAGGCTTGGCACCCGAGCCGAGGCGACGGAGGATGCCAGCGGGCGCGATCGGGACAGTCACATGCCCCGAGGTGGTCCTCCGTGGCGGCCAGGCGGGCACCTCGCCAACGAGCCGGACCATGGTGCGGGAAATCTCCGCCTCGCCCACGACAGACCACGAGCGGCCCACGGAGTCGGTCCAGGCGGTCGTGCCCTCGGCGAGCCCGGTGAAGTCGGCGTTGGCGACGAGCGTGCCGTCGATACCGGCGCGGATCTGTGCACCGTAGAAGGATCCGCGCGGCGGATTCTGCCCCTGGGTCAGGACGTTGCCGACGTTGACGTCGGACGCGCTGGAGAAGATGGACGTGACGCCGGTTCCGGTGACGTCGTCGCCAACCTGTTCCCACGGACCGGCGATGGTGGCGGCCTTGAAGAACTTGACGGTCCAGCCGCCAGAGCCGTTGTTGACGTCCAGGGTGAAGCGGACCGCGAGACGGCGACCGAAGCCCTCGGCCAGACGCTCTGTGGCGATGGCCTGCTGAGAGTTGGCCTCGGTGCCGTCCTGCGACCACGTGATGCCCAGACGACCGCCGAACCCGGCGAAGCCCTGGCCGTACTGGAAGAAGCGCCACGACCTCTGCTCGCCGACGGTCTGCTGCTTGCCGATGAGCTCCAGGACGTTGGCTGCACCCCGGTCGCCCCAGTTGACTCGGGCGTCGACTCGAACGTCGATGTCGCCCGTGATGTCGAGCGCGGCGTTGTCCGCACACACGGCGGCAGCGTCGGTGTTGGGGCTCGGCAGGTTCAGACGGACGCTGCCCGCATCCACCTTGTAGCGGATGCGGGTGTTGCGGCCGATCTTGCCGTACAGCGGGCTGTTGGGGTTCTTCGGACTGAAGATGCCCGTGGGGTTCTGGAGGAGAGCCGAGCCCTCGTTGGGGTCCGGCTGGTTCCCCTCGGACGTTGACCCCCGCGTGATCTCCACCGACTCTGTCTGGCTCAGACCATATGTGATGTCGTTCCACTGGTCGTCGTAGTACAGGTCGGCCGTGATCCGGGGCGGCAGGCTCGGCATCTCTTATCCCTCCGCGAACTTGACGATGCTTCCGCCGGACTGGGTGCGGACAGACTCCTGGAGGAACTCGCGGAATGCCCTGGAGCCTCCTCGGAATTCGACAACGGTCACTCCGCCGCCACCACCACCGGCCATGTTAAGCATACCCTGAAGCTTGCTCAGGGGAAGCACCGCTTCCTGCTCCTGGCCTTCACCGATCATGGCCAGCGTGGGTCCGGTGGTAACACCACCCGCTGCCAGATACGGAATGTACGGAACCTGCGGAATGTTGACGCCGGGAACCCGGTTGGCTCCACGGATAAGCGTGTTGATTCCGCCGATGGCCCGGTTGATCAGGCCGATGGCTCCGTTGAGCGCCGACGACAGGCCGTTCTTGATTCCGTTCCACATGCCATTGAAGAAGCTGCCGATTCGCTTGACAGCTCCAGACACGAGGCTGGAAGCCTTGTCCCAGACGCCCTTGATGTAGCCGGTGATGCCTCCCCAGTTCTTGATGATGATGCCCAGAGGCGTGAAGTTGAAGAACAGATACTTGATGAAGTCGATGCCGGCAGAGAAGGCGGACTTGATCTTCCCCCACAGGCTGGTGAAGAACGAGAACACCGCGTTCCAGGCGGTGATGGCGGCCGACTTGATCCACTCCCAGGCAGACGCGAGCCAGCCCATGACAGCGTTCCACACCGCGATGGTTGCGGCCTTGATCTCGTCCCAGTAGACGATGATCAGGACGACGATCGCAGCGATGGCCGCGACGACCAGTGCGATGGGCCAGATCGAGAGCAGCCACGCAGCCGCCATCGCGATCGCGGAAGCCGTGGCGCTGGCCGCCATCGCGATCCAGGAGCCGACCCATGCAGCAGCCGTGGCGATGGCCGAGCCAACGGCGGTCGCGGCAGTGGCCACCGTCTCCGCACCGAACAGCGCGAACGTGCCGATGAGGCCGAACAGCGCGGTGCCGATCTGGCTGACCGTGCCGAACCACCCCGACATGATATCCGCGCTCTGCACATTGCGCTGTGCCTCGTTGAGGTCCAGCTGTGCGTTGCTCGCGTCGATCGTCGCCTGCTTGCCGTCCTGCGTCGCCTGCTTGTAGTCCTCGGTCGCCTGTGTCGAGTCGATCTTGGCCTGCTTGGCGTCGGCGTCCGCCTGCTTGAGGTCGATGGCGGCCTGCTGAGCCTCCAGCGAGTTGACGCCATACTCCTTGACCGCGTCGTTGTAGTCCTTGGTCGCGGTCTTCTGGTCGAGCAGAGCCTGCTCCAGGTCGATGCCCGCCTGTGTGCCGTCGAGCTGTGCCTGGTTCGCATCGATCTGGCTCTGGGCCATGTCTCGGTTGGCCTGCTCGACATCGAGTGCTGCCTGGGCTACGTCGTTCTGCGCACGCTGGAGATCATCGGCTCGCTGAGCACCCTGATGGAACAGATCGACGCCCTGCTGGACAATGTCGTCCATGGACGCGAACGCTCCAGCAGCGGCAGCAGAACCGACCGCAACCTTGTTGAGGCCGCCACCAGCTTCCTGCCCTGCGTTGCCTACGCTGTCCAGGTCGGAGCTCGCCGAGTTCGCGGCCTGGCCGAGATCGTCGAGGCTCTGGGATGCGCTGCTGATCGTAGACGATGTGCTGCCCAGGTTGGCGTCAATGTCAATCGTCACGTCCGCCACGTTCCACACCTCCCATCGACTTGTTGAGGCTTCGGATCGCGTTCAGCATCTCCATCGGAGACTTACGGTCTCGTCCGCCATACGGAATCAGGAAGTCCGACAGCTTGAACTTCCGGCCCTTCTTGCCCCGGTTGCCATTCGCTATTGTTGCCGCAATGGTGGCCGCCTGGATGTCCCCTCGACGCGAACCGAGTGGACCGCTAATGTTCTCGTAAGCGATCCACTCGGTAAGCTCGGAGGAACCCAACCGGGAGTCCAGGTCTGCCACCGTCATCCCGAGGTGTGCTGCTAGTCGGAATCGGAAGAGTCGCTCGGGGCGGCGTCGGAGTTTCCCTCGGCTTCCTTCACGGCGTACTTGCCCATGCCGGAGAGCTCCTGGACCTTGGCGGCCAGACGCTCGATGACCGCACCCGAACGCTTGCCGAGCTCGCCAGCAGCGATCTCTTTGTTGGAGTACAGACGCTCGAAGTTCTCGTCCACCATGGCCATGCCGACGAGCTTCTCGCGGTACACCTTGAGGGACTCGACCTTGAGCTGCGGCGTCTGGCCGTTGGCCACAACCGAGCCCGCCTCGATGTATCCCCGATCGGCCGCCGACAGCTCCATGAGCCGGACCTCGCCGCCCCACTCGGGGACCGGCACGTCCTCCCACTTGCGGTCGACGGCCTGGTTGATCTGCTGCTTGCCCAAGAGTGCCATGTTGCTCTGTTCCTCAGCTGCCAGCGGTGTGGGTGAGCTCGGGCTTGCCCGAGATCTTGAACGTGACGGTCCGCTCCATCTTGTCGTCGTGCGGGAACTCGTCGCCGTTGGCCGTGATGAGGCCCGCGAAGTCCCACGTGTACTCGTCGACGGTGCCGGGGAAGATCACGACCTGGTAGTTGCGCAGGTCGTCCTCCTCGAAGTCGTCGTCGAGCACGGAGATGGTGGCGACGCCGGGGTCGTAGTTGAGCGTGATCTCGACCTCGCCGCCGTCCTTCAGACCCTTGACGAACTCGCGGTACTGGTCCGGGCTGTCGTGCGCGGTGACCTCGATGGCCTCCCGCTCACGGCTCGGACCGCTGATGTCCGTGATGTTCGCCACGGCCTGGAACGTGCCGGGCGTGTTGGTCTCGCGGCGGAACGAAGTTCCCCACGCGTCCTGTCCTGCCATTGGGTTACACCTCCTGGTGAATCACTATCCGGAATTGTACCGGAACGTGGCGGATCTCGGGGTCCGGGTCGCGCAGCGTACTCAGCTGCACGAAACGGATCGAAACGATATACCACGAGTCCGGCAACTCAATGGCCGGGAGCTGGTGGTCGAGTTTCGCGATGATCTCGTTGGCGACGTCGATCGCCGTCTTGAATCCTCGCGCTTTGGTCCACACATGGAGCGTGGAGAGAATGTCCCAGCCGAATCCGCCATGCCAGTTGTCAGGGATGGAGAACATCTCGCCCATCGTGACATACGGCTTGGAGATATCTTCGGGAACGTCGTCGTACACACCGGCCGAGATCTCGCCGTTCAGCGCGGTGTACAGCCCCTTGAGGAGCTCGTTGAACGGACCAGCAGCAACAGGAGTGGTCATTCGCTGATCTCCCCCTCGATGCGGCGCGCGATGCGCTTCGGTCCTTCCTGACGCGCCCACTGGATCGTCGGCGCGATGTACGGCTGAGCCGGGCTCCGGCTGGTACCGTTCTCCACGAATGCGGCGTACTCGACACCACGTGGCCCAACGGTGTAGCCATCGCCGACCTTCTTGGTCTCGATGGAGTCGCGCAGCCGTCCTGTGTCGACGGGCACGACGCCCTTCATGTGCGTCTCGACGTCCGCAGCGAACTCTGCCACGGCCTCGTCGGTGACACCAGCGATCCGGTCGGACAGCTGGCGGAGACGCTGCTGTGCACCTTGAAGCCCACGAGCCCTAATGCCCACGGCGACCACCTGTTCCCTTCCGCTGTTCCAGAGCGAGCAGGCCGAGCAGCGACCAGGCTGTCGACTCATCCCAGCTCCCGGCGCGGGCAGCAGCTTCCGCCCGCTCTCGCGCCTCGGTGGGGCCGATCGGCTTCTCCGCCGCAGCGGGCTTCACGTCGTCGTCGGCCATGTCAGCTATCCTGCTCGCTCTGGATCAGCTCCACGTCGGCGCGCAGATACACACCAGCGGTGGAAGGTTTGACGACGTTCATCACACGGAAACGATCCGAGCCCTGGCGAAACTCATCGCCGCGCTGGATGTCGTCGTCATGGTTCTGGTACACCTTGTGGGTCAGGGATGCACCAGCCTGCTCCGCCTCGAACTGCTCACGGGCCGACGCTTGGTCAATCTTGACTCTGCGTCCGCTCTGGAGCAGGGCATAGGAGTACGACACCCCACCTTGCCCGTCCGAGACTTCAGTGCGCCGATAGACATCGGCGGTCTGCTTGAGCAGGTGCGACACCAAGCTCATGTCAGTACCTCGATCCGAGATCGGGGCGCTCCACCCACGGGAAGATGCCGTCCATGTCTCCGTCACCCGTGAGCACGCGCTCGGTCGGGGTCAGGGGGTCCATGGTCCTGGTCCTCTTCCAACGGAGCTTGGTGATCCAGCGCTGAGCGATCGGTGCCAGCATTGCAGAATCCTCTGCGCTGCCGCCCGTGCCGCTACCGCTGGAGCCATTGGTGTAACTGTAGTCGCCGAGCGTCTCGCTCTGCTTCTCGGTGCCGGTGCCGAAGTCCTCGACACCCTGCTCCTTCTGCCACTTGGCCTGCCACGAGACGGCCTGCTTCAGGATGCGCAGCGTCCTCGGCTGCAGCTCGTCCTTCAGGCCGTAGTGGATGTCTGTGAAGAGGTCGATGATCGACTGAGCGGTGTTCAGGTCGCTCTGGAAGATCGACACTCCAGTGATGGTGCTCGCCTCGGCCGGGGTGGCCCAGGTCTCAGCGCACGTCTCCTCCGGCGTTGACACAGCGGCCTCCCTGGGGGCGTAAGAGGGTCTACGTGGGCGCGTAACGAACGAACGGCCCGGTCCCGGTGAAAGGGGCCGGGCCGTCGCTCCGGAGGCCGCTACGGGGCGTACGCGGCCTCGGCGGGTCAGCTGAGCGCGGAGCCGTCGTCGACCAGGATGGCGAACGCCTTCTCGTGACCCAGGGCGAAGCCCTTGCGGTCGCGGATCTTGACGTTGGCCTCGTCCGTGGTCGAGATGGCCGCCGGGATCGGCTGGGTCTCGACGTTGGAGCGGTCGCCGATGATCAGGAAGTCTCGGTTGCCGAAGACCATGATCGGGGCACCGGTCGGACCCTGGGTCGCCGTGGCCGACAGGCGGCAGCCGTTCGACCAGCGGACCGGGATGTCGAACACGGTGTCAGGCGTGCCCGCGTCGCCGCCCTGACCCCGGACGAAGATGGGCTGGCCCTGGTCGTCCTTGATCTGGCGGAGCTGCTTGCGGAAGGTCGGGTGCGCGATGACGACCGACATCGACTCGTCGAAGTAGTCGCCGTCCTCGTACCGGCCCAGCGCCTCGGACAGCTCGTCGTACGCGACGGAGCCCGCCGTGACGGTGCCGACGATGTTGTCGTTGGCGGTGTAGCCGGTCGTCGCGTTGGTCTGCGTGAGCGCCCGGTACACCGAGGTGTAGGGAACGGTCGGCGCGGACTCGGCGGCGGTCGTGGCCAGCGTCGCGTTGTCGAAGTACTTGCCGTACGAGGTCGCCCAGTCGATCTCCTTGGCCGCGATGATGTCGGCGGCGGAGTCGTTGAGGTCCTCCTCGGCCACGGTCAGGAGGCCGGTGTGCTTCCGGGCCGTCAGCAGGACGTCGTCGTTCTCGTCGTTGCTGGACGTGTACTGCCCGGACTTGTTGAGGGTCTTGACCTCCATGCCGCTGGAGCGCGGCACCTTCTTGGTCGCCGAACCCATCGGGGTGTGCCGACCCCACGCCATGACGGCGGAGACCTGGTTGACCCGCTGGATGACGGCGGAGTCCATCTCCTCCGGGATCCAGTCGTCGAAGTTGTCGGCCGCACCGCCGACGACGTGGAGGATCGCGGTGCCGTCCGCCTTGAAGCCGACGACGTCGCCGGGCTCGAACTCGGTCCACACGGACTGCGACGCGCGCTTGGCCGCGAACTCGGCCTTGCGTGCCGCCCAGTCGGTCATGGAGAATTCCATGTGGGCTCCCTTCCAGGGAATCGTTACGGGAAATGCATACAGCCCCAGGTGAGGGGTTGCCCCACCCAGGGCTGCTGCACCGGCACAAGGCCAGACGTGCTCGGGGGCAATGATACCCCATCCAGCGAACTAGTCGCTGATACCACGCAGACGGTTCGCGACGCGCTCGGCGGCGGTGAGCTTCCGCTCGTCTCCACCCTTGTCGCTTCCGCCCGCTCCACCGGCCTTGCGCGCGGAGCCAGAGCCCGAGCCGGAGCCCTTGCCTGCACCCTCGTCGCCGTCGCCCTTGGTCTTGCGGGTCCGGGTGGTCGTGGCCTTGCGCGGCCCGAACATCTCCGGCATGTCCTTCTTGACGCCGAGGACCGCCTCGGTCACGTCGATGGTGCCGTCCTCGTCGTCGATGTCCACGTCGTTGACGTCGATCATCTTGGCCAGGCGGTCCACGACGTTGGGCCGGGCACCCTGCGCCATGAGCTCGGCACGGACGGCCATGCGGATGACGGTCGGCTTGAACGACTCCTTGCCCTCCTCACGCGCCTTCTCGATGAGCTCGTTGATGCGGCGCGTCGCGGCCTCGGAGTCGACCTCCTTGCCCGCCGTCTTCTTCAGCTCGTCGAGCTGCTCCTGGAGGGACGCGAAGTCCGACTCCAGCTTGGTCCTCGCGGCCTCGGACTCCTTGAGCCGCGTGCCCCGGTTGCGGGAGTTGGAGAGCTTCTTCAGGTAGGCGGCGCGGAGACGCTTGACCTCGGCACGGAGCTCGTCTTCCGACTTGCCCTTGTCCTCGTCATCGTCGTCTTCGTCGTCGTCCTCCTCGTCGTCCTCGTCCTTCTCGCCCTTGTCGTCGTCCTCGTCCTCGTCGTCATCGTCGCCCGAGGCGTACCAGAACGGGGAGAACGGGTCCGTGGCGTAGGGGCGAGCCCACCCAGGCTCGTATCCGTCGACACCCGAGGCGGTCAGCAGGTCCAGGCCGGAGCCTGCACTCTTGGCCGCTGCCAGGCCGGGACGGAGAAGGCTGTTCATCATCTGTGGATACCTCACGGGTTGCTTGTCGGAACGCTCCGGCCCCGAGCGAACTCGCCATTCTTCAAGTCGCGACGAGCCCGTTCGAGCACGGTCTTCGGGAGCTGAGGATTGCCGTTGGCCAGCATGTCCTTCAGTGCTCGGATCCTCGCCGCGTTGGATTCGGATGGAAGTGAGAATCCCCTTGCGATGGATCTTTGCGCCTCACGGGTGACCGCGTCTGGCAAGCTTACCTCGCCTTCACGAGCCCACGCTGGATCCCACGGCACGGGCCTGCATCGGCAATGTGGATGCAGAGGCGGACGCACGCCCTTGCCGCCCTTGGTCGGCTGGGGGTCGCGCTGCTTGGGGTCGAAGCTGAGCCCCTCCTGCCAGTTCCCTCCAGCCGGGACGATCTTGCCCGCGTATGCAAGGCAGTTGACGCAGGCGTCTCGCTCAGATACCCACACCTCGTACTTGGCCTTGTTGGCCGTCGAGGTTGCCTGCATCGTCTTGGTCACGTGCTGGTTGACGGTCGTCGTGATCGTGCTCTGTGCACGCGCCACAGCGTTGCGAGCCCGGCGCAGTCCGCTGAGCAGGCCACGCAGCCCCAGACGCTCGACCAGAGGCTTCCTGAGCAGAGCCTTGGACTCCTTGAGACCGTCCTCGACCGCAGCCTTGACGGCGGCACGGGCATCCTTCAGGTCGACAGGCGGAGCCGCTACCTTGGTCGCTGCGGCCTTGCCGCTGGCTCCCTCAACGAACGCCGCTCCCTGCTCCGTCGCGGTCGTTACAGCGTCGCCTACGGCCTCTGAGAGGGCTGAGATGGTCGACGCCTCAAGGCCGGACAGCGCCTTGTTGCTCGCACCCAGCGCCTCCTTGATCATGGAGTCGAGAGCGGGTCCGGCTCCGTCCGCAGACATGGAGCCGAACTCCTCCACCCACTTGGTCGTGGCCGAGCGCACGGCATCGTCGATCGCAGCGAACCTCTTCTCGGTCGCAGCCTTGATCGCCTTGTCCTCGATACTGGCGATGGCTTCGATCTGCTTCTGCTGCACGAGCTCCAGCAGCTTGTCAACGTCGATGCGCTCGGCCATGTCCGCTCCCTGTCAGCTGGCCGGGTCGAGGCCGAAGTGCAGCGCCAGTCGACCCAGGATGTCGTCCTTGAGCTTGAGGCCGGTCAGGTCGACCTCCTCCTTGTCGGCGAGGTCCTTGAGTCGGTCGACCGTTAGACCGCGCAGGTCCTCCATGGTCGGCTCGTCGCCGTCCTCGTCCGTGACGGTCGGGTCCTTGTCGAGCTCCTGCTCCTCGTCGAAGTCGCCCGCCTCCTCGTCCTCCGGGTCCGGCGTCTCGTCGGTCGCCAGGAACCAGACGCCCGCGCTGCCCTCCGCGCCGAAGCGCTCGCGGATGATGTCCTTCTCCTCGCGGCTCAGGTCGTCCTTGTGGAGCAGGACACCCTGGCGACCCTTCGCCAGGAAGATCTCGATGGCTTCCGTGGACATGGTTACTGGCCTTCCTCGTCGGTGTTCGTTTCCCTCAGCCCGGCGATGTCGCCGAACAGGTCTGCGATCAGCTCGTTGGCCTGCGACAGATCGATGCCCAGCGCGGCCGCAGTGCCGATCTTCTGCACAGCGTCTCCCATCTGGTTGAGCAGGGTGACACGGCGCAGGAGCTCAACATCGTTCGGCTTGCCCGACAGCCACTGGCTGACGGTCTCCTCGTCGTAGCCCGCCTCAGCGAACGCCACGGCCGGAGGGATGCCGAGGTCGATCTTCTTCTGGACCATGTCCAGCTTCTCGGCCTCTGGGACGTACTCGATCGGCTTCCACTTGATGGCGATCGAGACATCCTCGATGTCCTCGTACACCAGCTCGGCCGACATGTACAGCAGCTCCTCGAACTGGGAGTCCAGGAGCTTCTGCTGCCACTCGGTCTTGGTGTTGAGCCGGGCGTCACGCTGGCGGACGGCCTCACCGGAAGGCGTGCCGCCTCCAACGTTGTCCGCCTTGAAGTAGTACACAGGCGTGTTCGTGGCGGCGGCCATCAGCTCAACCGCCTTGTCCAGCGGCTTGATGTACTGGTCCACGTCAGCGCTGTTGAACTGCCCCACCGAGTCGAAGCCCGACAGGTCCCAGATGCGCCCCGGTCCAGACACCAGCGTGGACAGGTTGTCGTTGCTGCGCCCGTCCGGCACGGTGTCGTCCTGACCCGACCAGTCGATGTCGTCGCCGCCGTTGGTGCTGCGCGTCTTGGCCAGAGCCCAGCGCTGCGGGAAGGCGTTGAAGTCCGAGCCCGACACCTCGTTCACGAGGAACTTGGTGATCTGGTTCTGCGGCCCATACGCCTTGAGGTGCAGCGGGCAGCCATAGGGCAGGTCGTTGCGCAGGTGCACGAACGGGATGCCTCCCGTCGGGTTGTCCCGGTCCTCGACGTAGACGAAGTCCTCGATGCCGCACTTGTTGACCGGCGTCTCGTAGTACTCGATCGTGCCGTCGTCCAGGTACAGCCACGCGCACTTCTGCTTGCCCTTGCCGGTCTTGAGCTCCTTGACGGCGTGGGTCTTGCGCGCGGGGTTGAGGTCGTCATAGAACACACGCACCTTGAGCGGGCTCTGGTAGCTCGCCACGATGCCGGTGATGACCTGGGCTGCGGCCTCGTCCGAGCCGTCGCCCTCCTCGCTGACGACCTGCTCCTCGTCGTCGTACTCCGGCCACACGAAGATGTAGGCGTCGCCGAACTTCTCGGCGGCCAGGATCGCGGTCTTGTGGACGAACTGGAGCTGGTTGGCCTTCCAGACCTCGTCCTGGAGGAACTGCGTGATCTCCTCGTCGGACGACTGGATGTCGACGATCTCCAGCTTCTCCACAACGGCGTCAACCGGGACCGCGCTGAGCACGGCCTTGTAGTTGACCTCCTTGCGGACCAGAAGGCGCTGCATCACCAGCGACTGAAAGGGCTCAGCGAACGTGCCCTTGTAGAATCGATCGGCCTCGATGTAGCCGGGACGTGCCTCCTCCAACTCCTTCAGGGAGTGGCGGAGCAGCTTCAGGTTCGGCATTGTGGACCCTCCCTCGAATATGACTGTGGCACAGCCAGGGATAAGGTCCAGCTATGCCCCAGCCAGGGCCTGTGAAGGCCCCACCCAGGGCCGGATCATTGCTGCGCAATGGGGCCAATGATACCCCGACTCTCATGAGCGACTGCTTTTGTTCAATTGTGCGTAATGGAGTTTATCAATAGCCCACTGATCGAGCCTTGCGCTGCGCCACCTTGGCCGGGTTGAGGAGCTTGAGCACGGCATTGCCGATGGCGTCAACAATGTCGTCATGCTTGAGCTTGGGGAATCCGACCAGGTTCTCCTCGGCCTGCTGAAGGCGCTGCGTGTGCAGGACGCGGGTCGGGATCCTCTGGTACAGCGCGTGCACCTTACCGGCTCGGACCTCCTTGGGCTCGCTGTTGTTGAACAGGACCACCTTGACCGGCATGTCGTGCATCACCTCGCGCCACAGCTCGCCGCCCTGGTTCGCCTCGACCATGATGATGCTGATCTCGGGGTACATCTCAATGATCTGGAGGATCTTGGCTCGCAGCGCCTTGCCCAGGAGCTTGACGCCCACGGCGTACTTGACCTCGCACTTGCGCCTCGGATCACCAGGCTTGCCCAACGTGGCGCCGACCACGGCCAGGCCCGTGAAGTCCGACTTCTTCTTGTCGGTCACGGCACCGTCCACAGAGAGCACAGTGATCGCGCACGGCAGCGTGCCATAGGTGAAGTCGTCACGAGTCCAGTACTGGCCGTCAACGGCGAGCGGGTCGTTCTCGTAGTTCTTGGCGAACGAGCGGGTGTGGCGCACCGAGTTGAGCCAGTCCATCGGCCACTTCTCCGGCCACAGGCTGGACTCGTTGCCCTCGTCGTCCATCTTGATCGGCTTGTAGTGGTGCACACGGAACTTCTCTGTGGCGATCCACTCTTCGATCTCGTCCTCGGGCAGATCGCCTCGCTGCGCCGCAGCAGCCTTGACCAACTGGTGTGTGATCGATCCAGGCATGGTGACGGTGCCAGCCAGGATGACGCGGGCTCGGATGTTGAGCGGCAGGATGGCGTCGGTCAGGGTGCCGCGCCTCTGCTCCATCTGATACTCGGAGTAGCTGGCCTCGTCCGGCTCAAGGTCGTCCAGGATCAGAAGGTCCGGCCGCTTGTCCTCGACCTTCATACCCAGGACCGAGACGTCCGCGCCTCCAGCTGCGAACACGAACCCCGACTGCGCCTGGTACAGGTCCTGGGTGTCGGCCACGTTGACGTTGCCACGCCTCTTGAGCGGCTGGCAGAGGTCCGGGAAGTCCGACTGGAGTAGCGGGTTCGCCTCCAGCTCTCGCTTGAAGCTGGACAGGTGCTTCTTGGCCTGCGGCCCGGAGTCGGCGAACGCAGCAACGAACTGAACGTGGCCGTGAGCAGCAGCCCACATCGGCAGGATCTTGAACAGCCACGTGGACTTGCCGGCATCTCGGGGTGCGATGAAGGCGTCCCGCATCTCCGCCGGTCCGAACTGGCTGGCAGGCTTCTCACTCCACTCGCGCGCCTTCTCGCAGAGGTCCCAGTGGAACTCCGACATGGAGATGACGCCGACCTCGGAGTCCGCCCCGTCCGCGATGTCCTCCATGGGCGCAGGCATCTTGAGCGAGTGTGGCATGTAGGCCAGGGCGAACAGGAGCGGCTCGTCCACGGTGAGATAGCGCCTGCCGACCGACGTGCCCAGCAACATGCGGAGCGCCTCAACAGAGCCGTCGCACATGGCGTCTGCCACGTCCTGGAAGTAGTCAGCCAGCCTCGTCGTCATTGCCCATCCCCAGTTCGTTACGCGCCACCTCAGCGCGCAGCACGGTGTGTGAGTAGTCCAGCAGGCCCATGACCCTGTGGTACGGAAGTCCACCGCCCATTGGCAGGATCATCATGACGGAACCGGCTGTGTCACCCTCGTCGTCTATCGTCTGGACCCCGCAGAGCGTGACGTACTCGGTCAGGATCCCTTCGGCCCCACGGAGCCGGAGCACCTTGTCCACAGCGCGCTCCAGCTCCGCGTAAGCCTCCTTCTGTTCAGGACTCAGCCGAGGCATCCGGCGTTCCGATGAACCGAGGGAGCTGCACTCCGAAGAACGCCAGCAGCGCGTCGAGCCGCTCAGGAGACGACAGCTCCGCCTTCATGGCCTGGTAGTCCTGCTGCGCCTGGTACTTGGCGGCCTGTCGACCGTTCATGGCCTCCATCGCCTCGCCCATGGACGCGTACGGAGCCTGGGTGTTGACGACCATGTCGCTGCCAGCGCCCGGTTCGGCCTCGACCGGCGGAGGCGTCCACCCCAGGGACACGAGCCAGGCCGCCGTCTTCTCGCCGACCGTGAACTCCACCTCGCTTGACACGTTGACCTCCAGCGATGCCTCAGCCATTGGTGATCTGCTCCTCTGCGTCCGTGACGATCGTGATGTCGCAGCCCTTGTGCCGCTTGCCGTAGTGGACCACAGCGCCGGTGGACAGCACCATGGCATAGGTGTTGCCACAGCCGGGGCAGTCCACCTTGCGGACGATCAGCCACTCGTCCTCGTTGGGGTCCAGGAACGCCACAGCCTCTCGGATGCGCTCCCAGTCGGTCGTGTGCCTGTCGACCGTGTCCTGGTCCATCTGCTCTCGCCTCTCCTTGCACTTCCAACAACCGCACCGTGCTGGCCCGACGCAACCCGTGTGGGAGTCGAACCAGCACGACGTGCACGTACTCAGCCCGTGGTCCACCTGATCGGCTTCGACCCTGGTGCCTTCTTCTCCGTGCCCTTCTTGGCGGGCCACCGGATGGTGTGCTGCGCCCGACCCGCTTCGATCGCTGCGCCCTGCATCTCGGCTGCCTTCCGGGTCGTGTACACCGTCCCGGTCGTGCCCCACCTGTAGCCGCCCTTGACCTTCTGAACCGGCATCCTGATCACCTCCTCCGGAGATCATACGTCGACCTCAAGCAGCGTCAACAGCTCGTTGACCATGCCCACGATCTCCTCGTTGCCGGCAAGCCGACCCCTGAGCTCGACTGCCAGCCACTGCACGCGGGCCTCCTTGTCGAACCGGTAGCCAGACGCCCACAGCACCTTGGCCATGGCCTTGTAGTCCGGCCTCGTCTGCTGCTCGCACGAGTGGTCGTCCGCCTGTGCCAGTCCCCCGGCTACAGTGCGCACGAACTCCTGATGTCCGACCACCAGCTTGTCCCCAGCCATCAGGCTGCCTCCTCCTTGTGTCCATGTCGCCTCTGATACGTGGCGCAGCGCGGGCCAGACTTGCACTCCAGCTCACCGTCTGCCTCCACAAGGAACCGCATGTCGCGCTCCCGCCCGCAGAACTGGCACACGCCCCGTGGAGCCTCGTTGCCAAGCCGTGTCGCGAACGGGCACACGTTCCATCCCGAGTGCGCAACCTCGCGCATCACCACAGCATCGCTCGTCTTGCACCGATAGCACGTGGCCTCAGCCGACACAGTCGCGCTCAGCACCTTGTACCATCCACACCGAGCACACACGTGGCGGTAGCACCAGCCGCACACATCAGGTCCACGCCCCATCAGCCCTCCGCACCCGACGCGACACCAGCACGAGACTGTCGCTGCGCCCGGTCACACGAGTGAACGTCCTTGCACTCCATGCCCCGGTTGACGCGCCTCATCCTGTCGTCACGCCGAACACGGCCGCACCATCTGCATTCGTACTTGCGGTGCTTGGTCGACGAGTCAGCCAGCGAGCAGAACCCCGTGCGATGCATCACAGCATGCACCGTCGTTCCGTGGCCACAGCGGGCGCAGCCAATCTGAACGCCAACCTTCCTACGTCCAGACCAACCGCACCGCCCGCATCTGTGTCGCCTGCACACCTTACACCTCGCGCTCACGCCGCGCCCCTCTCTCATGTCCGACCCCGACCCGCGAAACAGGCCCGAGAACCGATTCTTTGGGGGCGTAGGCGAGCCGCTACCCGCCTCTGAGCCCCCGGTCCCACCCGACCCGTAAGAGGGCCGCAAACGGCGATCCTGTGATTCTCACTGCTCTCGCTTCACAACCTCGCCCTGGATTACGTGGCCCTCACCGGCAGGGGCAGATCCGAAGAACGAGTCCAACAGTCGCTGCGCCTCATTGGCGTCTCCCTCACGACTGTTCACGTTCATGTCCACCTTGATGGGCTTCTCGACACCCGTGAGCCGCATCTCGCGGTCCAGGAGTCGCGTCCATGCACCCACGGCCTTCTCGTCACCCATCGCGACCCGCTTAGCCAGAGCCCGCTTTGCGAGCGCAATCTGGTCAAGCAAATGCTGTCGATACTCGTCGGCCTTCTCCTCCAGCTCCGGCTTGATGCGGTCCTGGATCCACCGCCGCACAGTCTCGAACGCCAGATTGTCGCCGAACTCCTCGTTGACGATCTCCACCGTCTCGCGCAATGTGTACGACTCACGTCGCAACTCCAGCGCTCGTGTGGTGACCTGGTCCCTGAACTCGTTGGTGATATCCGAGGGTCGTCCTGGGCCGCGCCCCGCTCCCTTCCTACGCTGCAACCTACTCATGTGCACCCCATATCGACTCGTTGATAGCCCACCTGTACAAGCCTACCTCCTGCGACTCGTTTACCGCTCTCCACACACGCTCCAGACACAGGGGCGACCCAGGGGTCGGAATTTTCAACCCCTAGGGTCGTTCTGCCTCCCAATTCCGACCCCGACCCATTCACACTTCTACCTGCTCATTCATCTCTCAGCAATCAGCCTAGGGTTGAAAGGGTCGGTTTTAAGACGCAGAACCAGCCGAGCGAGGAGGTAGCTCAAGGGGTGATAATCAACAGTTTTCTCTCGGTATCGGACCGAGGCCCTATCGACCTAACGGATTATTCCCGGGAGAGAAAGGGCCCATTTCCGCCCCCGACCCCCATTTTCACATTGAATCCGCAGGTAGACCCAGGGGTCGATCAACTCCGACCCCTCCCACCCTTTCCGACCCTAGGCCCACCCCGGCCCTCCAACTCACCCATTTCTCATCCACATTTCAGCCCTCTCGGCCGGCAACCGAGCGCCCCAAAGCACGGTAAGGTATACTGAATTCTCGGCCCCGGTCCGAGGTCGATCAGCAACACGAAAGGAACACGATATGGCGATCAAGGCCGCCACCCCAGAGCTCCACAAGCGCATCACATCCGCCGCCTCGATGATCGGGCGTGGCGTCAACCAGGGCAAGCCCGAAGTCGAGCTGGAGGGGCGTCGTCAGTCCGCTCTCGCCCACATCGAGAATCAGATCCTCCTGGGTCGTGACCTCCTCACCTCCGCCGAGTGCCAGCACCTGGCAGAGCTCCTGTTCTCCACCAACGACGCCGACCTCGACAGCGAGGACTACACGGCCGACGCCGTCGAGACCAACGCAGAGGCGCTCCGAGCCTCGCTCCCCGCGTCCACCCCGGCGAGCTACCTGGAGGAGGACGAGGACGACATTGCCTGACGCGTACGCTTCTCCCGCAGCACCCAGAAACAAGCTAGACAGGAGGCGTACCTTGGCCACACGGCCACAGCGCGAGAAGTACAGGCCGGATCCCAAGCCCACGGACCTGTGCCAGTGCACCATGCACACCGCGCGCAAGGACTGGGGAAAGGTCACCCACCAGTTCCCCTATTACGCAGCCGACGGCACGCGCATCTTCAGCCGGTTCCGTATCCTCATCACAGAGGACGGCAACTCCGCTGGTCCCAAGGGTGACAAGACGTTCCGATACTGCGACTGCTACAACAAGTCGTTCGCTCAGCACAAGTTCATCCTGTACGGCGCTCCGCGCATTCAGGAGGCCATCCGCACCAACGCGCCGTACATCTATCTTGTGGAGGGCGAGAAGGACGCGGAGGCTATCTGGGAGCACGCCGACCAGTACGCCACGACCTCGCACCTCGGTGTGAACTTCTATCTGGAGGTGGCGGAGCACTTCCGTGGCTATCAGGGGAAGGTCGTCTTGGTTGTAGACCGCGACCACCTGGACCCCAAGCACATCGCAGACTTCAATCACGAGGACCCGAAGAAGCGCAAGGACTTCCCCGGCTCTGCACGAGCCATCAGGGTGTACCGCGCGCTCAAGTCGGTCGGCGTGTCGATGATCCTGCGAGAGGCCAACCGCAAGGGGGCCAAGGACGCCTACGACCAGATCGCCAAGGGTGGCAAGGTCTTCCCTCCGGACGAGATGCGCAAGGTGCTCGCAGCCACGCTCAAGGAGCGCGCACCACGAGAGACGGCTCGTGCCGGCAACGTCAGGGCGACGCTCCAGAGCGGCGACCTGCCCGAGGGTTCGGCCATGCGCAAGTTCATCAAGGCGCTGGAGGCCAAGGACTACTCCCTGGAGAAGATCGGGCCGACCCGGTACAAGACCAACTGCCCGCACCCCGAGCACGACGACCGCAACCCCAGCTTCGAGTTCGAGCAGGGCGAGAAGGGCGTGGTGATGACATGCGAGTCGCGCCCCGAGGAGACGGACGACGTTGACGAGCTGACGAAGATCGTCACGTTCCTTGGCTTGCAGATGTCGGACCTGTTCGACGGACCGGCCAAGGCGACTCGCAAGGTCAAGCTACAGGCCGACCACAGCAAGCACGTCGAGGCGCACGAGTGGCCCGCGTTCCACGACGCGTTCAAGGGCCACATCGGCACGACCACCAACAACGAGCCCAACGACAAGGGCAACGGCGACCGGATGTTCGACCTGTACGGCAAGGTGTTCCGCAAGGTCGACACGGCGTCCTCGACAGGATGGAGGATGTGGACCGGAACGCACTGGGGGCCGGACACGGGGCAGACGGTCAACGCTGCCAGCGCGGACCTGACGAGCTACATGGAGGCCGTGGAGATCTTCGACTACGAGGATCAGGACTGCCCCGCGTTCCCGAGCGACTGGGACGTCGTCAGCGCGTCCTCAGGGAAGCCCTACAAGGCCCTCTTCGGGCGCTACGGGGCGCTGGCTCAGGCCCCGGCCCAGGTGGCTGCCTACGCGGCCAAGGGACAGGCGCAGGCTGAGTTCCTGGGTGAGCGTCTGGCGTGGGAGCAGAGCGACAACATCTTCCAGAAGACGCTCCAGTGGATCGAGAAGTGCAAGGATGGCGCGCGCATGCGTGAGGCCGTCAAGCAGCTGGAACGCAAGCCCGGCATCTCGGTCACGGACGAGCAGTTCGACAACGTGCGCGGCACCTTCTGCGTCCTCAACGGCGAGATCGACACGCACACGCTCAAGCTGGGTCCGCACAAGCTGGAGGATATGAACACGCGCATCGCCAATGTGCGCTACATTCCGACGGCCAAGGCACCGATCTGGACCGGCTACCTTGAGACCAACCAGCCCAATCCGGAGACGCGCAAGTACCTGCAGAAGCTGGCCGGATACGCCATGTCGGGCGACGGCGACCAGAAGCTGATCGCCTTCATGTACAGCCGTCTCGGCGACACGGGCAAGTCGATCTTCCTCAAGGTGATCGAGCGTGTCCTGGGCAACACCTACTCGGCCACTCTGGCAGAGGGAGCGCTCAGCAAGCGCCGATTCGACACGGGCGGTCGCGACCCTGATCGTGACGCCATCCGGGGCAAGCGCTTCGTTGTGTCCAGCGAGCTCGCACCCAACGAGCCCCTGGACGAGCGCTTCGTCAAGCAGCTCACGGGCGGCGACGGCGTCTCCACGCGAGGCAACTACAGTCGAGAGGGCAACACCCGCTGGCAGCCCGAGTGCCTCGTGCTCGTGGCCACGAACCACCTCAGCCGCATCAACGCCGAGGACGAGGCCATCTGGAACCGCATCCAGGTCGTCCCGTGGGGCGTGGCGTTCCCCAAGGGCCATCCCGACCGTGACGAGAAGCTGTCGGACAAGATCCTGGGCGATGGTGGGTTCCCTGGCGAAGTCGAGGGCGTCCTGGCCTGGATCGTCGAGGGGCTCCGCCTGTATCGCGAGGAGGGGCTCGTTCCGCCTCAGGAGGTCGTGACGGCGTCCATGGCGTACCGGTCCGACGCCGACGTAGTGCAGATGTGGCTCTCGTCTGCCGTGGACGACGGCGACATCGTCGTTGGTGAGGATGCGTACACGCCGCAGAGGCGAGACCTCTTCACGCACATGCAGGCATGGGCCAAGGCCGAACGCTCTCGCGACACGCCGGGGCTCACGGCGTTCTACGCCCGACTGGAGGAGTTGGGCTTCAAGATGGGCACCAAGAAGCTGGGCAACGACGACGCGAGCAAGCGCAAGGTGCTGCTGGGCATCGCGCTGCTGGTCGACACCCAGGCTGGCAAGTTCACTCTGAATGGACAGTAGGAACATGAAGATCAGCATGACAGCAAGTATGTACGTGGAAGCGCGCGACATCCCGATCGACGCGAACATGAAGCAGGCCGATTTCGTTCGAGCCATGGACAAGATGCTCGAAGGCTTGTTCGCAGCTCGATACGGAGACGGGGCTGTGCATGCGGGGTCGTTCGAGGAGAAGGACCACGACCTTCTCGACATCGCTTACGACAGGCTCAGCGACATCGTCGACGTGCTCAGCGACATCGAGTGACCGCGCAGTGTGCATGGTGCCCATGGGACTGCCCGAGCCCTGAGGCAGCGGCTTGCCGGCAACCGGCCGCGCCCGTCGTACTGGCTGGGGTTTGCGAGCCCGCATGGCGGATACCCGAGCGGGAGGTGAAGCGGAAGCGCGGGACGATGGACGTCCTCCGCGACTTGTCCGACTACAGAGGAGACGCAGTGACCCTGGTCCTGCCACAGAAGGTGCGAGACGACATGGTCGCCTTCGCACAAGGAGAGGCACCGCTGGAAGCGTGCGGCGTCCTGACGGCCCCGGTCGGAGCCAACAGGCCGACGCGCATCATCGCGATGATCAACGCGGCGCAGTCCGACCGGTTCTTCGAGTTCGACCCCGAGGAGCTGATCAGACTGCACAAGGGGCTGGACGTGCGTGGCGAGGAGGTCGTGGCGGTGTGGCACTCACATACGGCAACCGAGGCGTACCCCAGCGGAGTGGACACGGCCTATGCGACGCCCCTGGGTGTGCACCATGTGATCGTGTCCACGCTCGACGACAGCGTGCGCTCGTTCAGCATCACGGACGGCCACGTGACGGAAGAGGATGTGCACATTGCTGAGTAGCGACCATAGCCAACTGCAGAGGCTGTAGGCGCTCCGTAGGCGAGAGATGCACATGTCCAGCATCCGTTAAAGCCCAGCCATGAGGCCGGCATGTGCAGAGGCCCGACTCCACACCAGGGAGCCGGGCCTCTGTCGCATTCGCTACAGCGGGTTGTTGTCCGGGTCGTGCAGGTGGCGAGAGAGGATCTCCAGCTCGTCCAGCTGGGCCTGTCGCCTCTCGGTCGCCTGCTGGATCTTCCAGAGGATCTCAGCGTCGGTCGGCTGGTCCGGGTTCGCGTTCTGCTCGTTGTCCATGAGAGAACTATACCCCATGTGCACATGGAAAGCAACCCCATATCCAGACTTGCTTTCTGCCGGCATCTGGAGTAGAGTTCTCTTAGTCAACGACCCCAAGGAGGTCCAAGTGTCCGCTCCCGTCCTCGTCCCGCTCTCCGCCCTCTATGTCCGCCTGCTGGCCGCTACGGCGCTCGCTACCTACGGCTGCGCCGACTGCGTCCTGCTGCCTGCCGGCAAGTTCTGCCTGTCCCACGTCTGCATCGACTGCGGCGAGATGGCGCACCCGCACTCGATGCCCTGCCGCCGGACCGCCTGCTTCACCCACCCCGGCTGCCCCGGCTGCTAGTCGCCGCCCCGTGCGCCCCGGTCCTCGCGACCGGGGCGTGCCGGCATTTCAAAGAGATGTGCCAAGGGGGTTTCCATTCGTGTGGAGATGGAGTAGACTTGGTTTGATGCCCAAAATCCAAGCCGGCAGATCTCCAAAAGAATCTTCAAGAAAAGTGCACAAACGAGTAGCCAGCCATGTGCAGATGGAGTAAAGTTCTACTCATGAGGGCGGACGAGCCGCCCGAAGCCCCAAGGAGGCAACCATGGCCGAGACCCTGATCCAGAAGCGCATCGAGTTCCGCAGCCTGGGCAACGGCTGGGCGCAGGTCCTGATCAAGACCGGCTACGGCGAGGACCGCAAGACCCTGGAGTCCTTCAAGGTCCGCAACGGCCAGGACGCTCTGGTCAAGCTCTCCGACAAGATGAAGGCCGAGGGCTACCAGTCGGTCAGCTGGGGCGCGGTGGGCACCGGCTACTGGGTCGGCGAGACCTTCCAGCCCGACTCCAAGTAGCAGCAACTAGTTCGGGGTGGAGGGTAGCGCCTCCACCCCGAATGGAGTATAGTTACTCTCGTAAGCAAGAGAGCCCCAAGGAGGCCGAGATGTTCGACGCCGAGAACACCAACGAGGACCTGCTCAACCGGATCCGCGCGACGATGGAGGTCCACGGCACGGTCGAGGCGACCGGCCGGATCCGTGGCCCGTGGCACGAGGTCGTCGAGGTGCTGGAGGGCGACCCGGTCGCCTACGCCTACTGGGCCGCGATGGACGACGTCAACCCGGTCGGCTACCGGATGATCGAGGTCGAGAGCCAGGACCCCGACCAGATGGACCTGGACTACGCGCACCTGGTCGAGTTCGACGGCGAGGTCTGACAGGGCCAGGAGCCCCGCCCCTCCAACCGGAGGAGGCGGGGCTCCTGCATGTGTAGGCGGCTGTCTGCCGGCTTGTGGAGATGCGGCCTGTAGGTTAAAGCCCACACGCCCCTCTGGAGCCTGCAGGAGGCCGGCAAATCCGTTTCAACAATTCTGTGGAAACGGGTAGCGCGGCATGTGCAGATGGAGTATAGTTACTCTCGTAAGGCAGGGAACGGAGCCCCGAGGAGGCACCCAATGTTCAGCATCCGCTACAACCGAGCCACCAACCACATCGCCGGAATCGCCTGCAAGACCACGAGCAACCAGAGCGACGCGAACATCAACGAGACCGGGGTCGTCGCCTACTACGCCGAGAACGCCTGTGGCGTCCTGACCCGTGGCCGTCTGGCCCAGGGAGCCAGCTACGAGCGCATCCAGGACGCGCTGGACGCCGCCCGCATCACCGGTGGCCGCAAGGTCTGCAAGACCTGCGAGAAGGCCGCGCTGGCCGCCCTGGAGGCCGAGGCCGCCGCCACCGCGCCGGTCGAGGAGTCCAAGCCGGAGATCGTCGAGGGTGCCGAGCACCAGGTCGGCGACAAGCTGTTCTTCCTGCCGGGCGAGCGCCCCCACGGCTACCGCTGCCCCGCCGGAGAGGTCGAGGTCGTCCGGGTCGTCGACCACGGCGAGCACCGTAGGTTCGGCACCGAGCGCTTCACCTACGTCGTCCAGGTCCCCGGCATCGACGCGACCCGACAGGGCACGGACGCCACCGAGCTGCACAAGCCGGGCTCGGTCCCGGAGGACTACCGCTTCGAGTGGACCTACACCAAGACCATCTGCGCCGACTGCCGGCAGCCGGTCACCTACGCCAACACCAAGATCCGCACCGAGCCGATCGAGCGGACCGGCCCGACCTACTACGGCCAGTGCACGCGGAAGGAGTTCCGGGTCTGCGTCTCCTGCTGACCCCGCCCGAGCCCAGAGAGGCCCTCTCCACAGCCGAAGAGGGCCTCTCGGCTACCCGCGTCCGGCCTCGTGCCGGCATGCCGGCAAACGGCCACCTACTGATTCTGCACAAAGTTGCCCCGAGGGGTTTCCACGCATGTGCAGATGGGGTATAGTTCTTAGTGTAAGGCCGACCGCGAGGGTCGGCCCCGAGGCCCCCAGGAGGCCCCGATGAGCGAGATCCACTCCATCGAGCACGAGAAGCACCAGGTCGCCATCCAGGTGTCTGTGCTGTCGTACGACCTCAACCGGCTCAACCCGGTCGTGCCGACCCTGCTCAAGGAGAACACGCTCGACATGCTGGTCGCCAAGCGCGACGAGCTGCTGAACGCGATCGACGAGCAGGTCGCACTGGACGGGTTCTGGGAGGTTCCCGACCACATGGACGCCACGTGGCTGGCAACGCTCATGCAGACGGAGCTCGGCGCGTACGTCGACGCTGGCGAGTTCCGAGGGACCAAGGCGATCATCCCGGTCGAGCCGGGCACCGTCTGACCAACCCGAAGGCGAGCCCCGGTTCCCCAGGGAGCCGGGGCTCCGCCCTTGCCGGCAAGAAATCTGCACAAAGGGGTAGCGCCCGTTGTGCAGATGGAGTAAGGTTCTATCAACATCCCGAACGAAGCCCCAAGGAGGCGGCCATGAGCAGCGACTACACGATCCCCGGTTACACGGTCCTCGGCGACGTGGACATCACGCAGGAGCGGTACGACCTTGCGGGCGTCGCGATGCTGGTGATCAAGGACGAGACGGGCGAGCTGTTCTCGCTCAAGGCGACGGGCTGCGGGTGCGGCTCGAACAGCTACTGCAGCTGCGCGTTGTACGACTCGATGGTCCCGGAGTGCATGGAGCTGGTGACCGACCTGGAGGCGACCGCGCGTGAGCTGTACGACGACGTGGTCAACTCGGACTCGCCCGACGTCCCCGCGCTGCGGGCGATGCTGATCGTGGCGATCGAGCGGACGGGCTACACGCCCCCGAGCCCCGCGCTGGAGGGCTGAGCGCAACTGCCGGCAACCGGCCCGCATCCCACACCGGGGTGCGGGCCTGAGGCAGTAGAAAGAATCTTCGATCTGGAGTAGCGCGAACCTCCAGACTGGAGTATAGTAGTTCTCGTAAGGCCAACCGGAACGAAGCCCCAAGGAGGCACCCAATGCTGAACTCCGAGAAGACCGCGAAGACCGTCGAGCTCCTGGCCCTCTCCGCCGCGAAGCAGCTGCTGACCGTCCAGGCCCGCTTCACCGACGCGTTCGCCGCTGGCGAGATGGTCCTGCCGGGCACGATGGAGAACCTGCTGGAGGCGCAGGCCAACGCCGACCTGACCGCCAAGCTGCAGACCCGCTGGAACCGTGCCGGCAAGCGAGGCATCGAGGACTGGATGGTGGACGCCACCGAGCAGCTCATCGAGGGCAACGTCGGCGGCTCGACCTCCGGCATCCAGAATGCTCGTGAGGCCTACGAGCGCAAGGCGATGCAGAAGGCGCTCCGCGAGCTCAACCGCTGCGCCGACCGCGACTGACCAACCCCGCCCCACCGAGAGCCCCGCCCCGAACCAGGGAGCGGGGCTCTCTCGCGTTGTGGGGCCGTGCGCACCCCTACGCGCCCCGTACGCGAGCGCGCAGCGCGCGGGAGCCCCGTTGCCCCGGCGAGCCCGCGCGGAGCCGCCTACGGGCCACGTAGGACCGCGCACCGGGGCTGAGCCCGATTCGACCCGATTCGTTCCACGCACTCATGCCGGCCTGGTCAAACGAAAGTTCTTCAAAAAACTTTCAGAATGCCGGCAAGCCTCCTACCAGGGCATTCATCATGTTTGACCAGGTAGACGGGTTGTTGCCTTTCTCGTGGATCTGGAGCATGATTAGTCCTGTAAGCGAGAGGGCGGCGAGCGAAGCTCCCGGGACGGCGACTCCAGCCGACGGTCGAGGCTCCACCCGAAGAACGCGAACACCGAGCAAGGCGGCCAGGCGACAGGTCGGTAGCAGCAAATGCAGCGTCGGAGACAGGGCACCGACCCTCCACAAGAAAACGGCAGCGAAGGTAGTAGCGCGCAACTCCTCGGGGACGGACGCGGGACTGGCTAGGGAGACACGGAACCAGCCACCCCACGAGAGAACATCCGAGAGGTTGGCAAGGCGCGAGGGCGGAGCGAACGCAGTGCCGGAGATGCCGGCATGCGAATACCAAAGACGAAACCCGACGGGCGGCAACGCCCCGAGGGTCGGCCGCTGGATGGCGGTCCTGAGGAGTCTCACGAAGGAGAACACCATGGGCATCCTGCCCAAGCGCGTCCCGCAGGCGAGCAACCCGCCCGGCAGCCCCGGCCCCAAGGCCGAGGTCAAGAGCGGCGACCAGATCACCAACCGGCCCCTGCCGACCGACTCGGACGGCCGGGACCTGATCCAGGTCGACAACCCGCTCGGGACGCCCGGTCCCGACGAGATCCAGCGCTGAAACTAGCGCGACTGGCAGCCGGGGAGCCCACCAGCTCCCCGGCTTGCCGGCAAACAAGTTGCACTCCAGAGTAGCCAACTGGCTCCATATGGAGTATAGTTCTTACTGTAAGGCCAACCGAACGAGTCCCCAAGGAGGACACCATGGCTGCCAACTCCCCCAAGACCCCGAAGAACTTCGAAGAGCTCGCCAAGAAGGCTCCCACCCAGCTGCACGAGGACTTCGCACACTGGCTGTACATCCAGACCGGGGTCAAGGTCGACGTCAAGACGGTCCAGCTCGCGGTCTCCTTCCGGATGGACTTCCAGGCCAGCCCGGAGAACCAGAAGAGCCTGGCCGAGCGCAAGGCCAAGGCGGCCGAGCTGAAGAAGGCGTCGGCCGAGCGCAAGAAGGCCAAGCTGGAGAAGATGCTGGCCGAGATCAAGGGCGAGGTCAAGGCCGAGGAGCCGAAGGCCGAGGAGGCTCCGGTCGAGGTCAAGGCCGAGGAGCCCAGCGAGCCGGTCAAGCTGACGGTGATCTACGGCGGCAACGAGCCCGAGGTCCACAAGTTCGGGTGCGCCGACGCCAAGAAGAAGACCGCGAAGCAGGGCTTCTCCAAGGAGACCGCGCTGGTCAGCAGCCACACCGAGCTGACCCACCTGATCTACTCGGACATGATCGACTCCGGCGAGTCCAGCCTGGAGGACAACTACATGGCCTACGACGCCAAGCCCTGCTGCGGCGCGCTGGACAACTGAGCAACACCCCAGGACGAAACCGCCCCGGTCGCTACCACAGGACCGGGGCGGTCTGCGGCTGAGTGGCCGTACTGACGAGTCCCCCAGGAGGATGGTCATGGGTCTGATCCCGCTGCCGAGCGACGACGAGGTCGTTAAGACGTGGCGTAGGCACGACCAGAACAACTCGGCGACCGCCCGTGCGTTGGGCGTCAACGAGAGCACGATCCGCAAGGTCATCGTGCGGGCAACCGGCCGCAAGCCTCGGCCCTACAAGAGGCTCCCGCTGGGCGGTGCACAGCTCTACGGAGCGTTCCTGAAGGAAGGCGGCGACTGCCACTCGGTAGGCCGCCTAGCACGCCGCTACGGCGTCAAGCCGCAGTCGGTGCGCGCCGCGCTCCGGCGTTACCTCGACAAGGTGGACGCGATCTGATGGACGAGGACGAGCGCGAGCTCATGGACGATGACAGCTGCCAGCTCTGCGACGAGGACGCGGACAACGAGATGGGGCTGTTCATCGATCGCGAGAATGCACAGACCGTGTGGGCCCATGCCCAGTGCGGATACGATGCCGGCATGGAGCTGGCCTAAGTCCCCAAGGAGGACGAGATGGACAACGACCGCAAGGCCGTGTACGACTACATCATGAACGCCGACGGCCTCATCAAGATGTCGACGTTCGCGATCTTCGACGGGGTGGTCAACAAGGACTATGTCGTCATCCACAGCGCCCCGCCCCGCATCGTGCGGGAGCTCGTCGGATTCTGCAAGATGGTGTCGATGAGCGAGCATGGGCTCCTCATCCCGGTGACCAAGAAGGAGATCAGCAAGTGAGCGTCCCCACCCCGCACAACGGCCACGAGCCCGCCGCCCCTCCGGAGGCTGACCCGGTCATCCAGGCGGAGACGCGAGGCCACACGCCCACGGAGCAGGTGCAGCCGCCGGACGCCGACGCGCAGGACCTGTTCGGTCCTCCGGCTGGACAGTGAGGCAGGTGCGCGATGTTCTTCATCGACTTGCTCGCCGACTTCCTGGGCGAGCTGATCGCAGCGCTGCGCCCCTCCAGGCGGCGTCGCCGTCGCTGAACCAGAAGGCTCAGATCGCGGAGCTCATCCGCCGCGACTACCCCTTCATGAGCGAGGACTGCATCCGGCAGGTTCTCAACGACATGTGACCAAGGACGAAACCTCCGAAAGGAGGTCGGGTGCTGGACGGCACTCCTGAAGAGTCCCGAAGGAGGACCAACATGTACGACCGCAAGCACAGGATCCAGGTGGCGTTCGACGCCGAGACCGTGGCCGAGGCAACGGGCATGCCGCTCGACCCGAACACGTTCGAGGAGCACCTGCAGTTCGCCACCGAGTACCAGCTGGCGATGTACCGGCTCGGATCCAAGCAGAAGCGCGAGCAGACCCGCCCGCACGTCCGCCAGGGCCTGGCCTACAGCTCGCTGATGCAGCTCCGCGCGCTGTTCCTGTTCGCCATGGCCGAGCACCAGTTCGAGATCGCCAAGGGCGGCAGGCTCAACGAGATGGAGCGCGCGGCCGTGTGGCGCGTCCTGGAGCACGAGGGCAAGGTCGAGTTCGGACCGGCCCGCATGTACCAGGCCAAGGACGCCGAGGGCACCGTCCCGGCACAGCGCAACGACAGCAACAACTAGTCCCCAAGGAGGACTGCACAATGACTCGCATCCAGACCCGTCCGACCGTCGTCGAGGTTCTGTCCAACAACGTGGGCAAGGTCGTCACGCTCCAGGACATCATGAACCGGCTGCCCAAGGGAGCCCAGGAGTCCTCGGTCCGCAACGCCGTGCGCTTCCTGATGACGGACGGCGGCATGAACATCACCGTGCTGTCTGCCGGCAACAGCTGGCGTCTGGAGTCGCTCGACAACTCCGGCTTCCCGCAGCGAGCCAACCCGGATGCCGGCAAGGACCTGCACTTCGAGCTGGTGGGCGAGAAGGAGGACGGCACCCGCGTCGTGCGCGACTCGGACGGGAAGCTGTACGACCTCGTGCCCCTCTAGCCGCCCTACGCGGCCACGTAACGAGCGAACGAGCCCCGGTCAGGCAACCGGCCCGACCGGGGCGCTCCATCCCCTTACACGAGCGAAGGAACCCCATGCGGATCAGGACCGCGCCCGTCATCTTCGTCGCGATTGCCGGCATCAGCGCGTGCAGCGCCAAGGCACCGGCCATCACAAGCGTGCACGGCCTGCGCGACGACATCAAGTCCACCAAGGCCGTGGCCGAGCGCAGCCACAAGGTCAAGACCACCAGCAAGGAGTGCACGCGCAAGGTTAACGGCAAGTGCAAGTCGTACCGCACGGTCGTGGCCTGGAAGAAGGTCATCGACCAGCATGCCAAGCCTGCGCTGTACTGTGTGGAGCTGGACAACGTCAACGGCTCGTCCAAGGACGACGACGTCTGGTACACCACCAGCTGGGCGACGTACCACAAGGCCGCGCTCCTCGCCGAAGGCGACGCGATGAAGTTCACGCCAATCCACGGCGGCTGCTGGTAGGCCGGAGGCCGGGTGAATCGCCGTTGACGATAGGGTTCGCCCGATTCGCCCCATGACGCGTCGCACTCATGCCGGCCTGCGGAAACGAAGAAAGTCAAAAAAACTTCGAGGAAGTTCGCACATGCCCCTACCTGCGCAAACACGGCGTTTGACCAGGTAGGGGCGTTGTTGCCTCGGACCCAGATATGGCGCATAGTTCTACTCAGGAAGCGACGAGGGCAAGGAACGAACTCCCCGGATGGCCGGTCTGGCCGAGGGTCGAGGTTCCGCCCGAAGACCGCGAACCCGAGCAGGACAGCCAAGAGAGACGGCTGAGATCGCGCACAGGACCCCGGTCCTGGCCGCTGACTCTAGACAGGAACCGGACTCCCCAAAACCGGTAGTTGCGAGCGAAGCGACTGGACTGGCCGAGGACGGGCAGCCGACCTCCACTGCGGAGGCCGGAAGCGCACACATCCGGTTGGTACTGAAAGCTGCTAGCGAGCGACGGACTCCACCTCTTCAAGCCTGGGTCAAGTGAGACACCCCGCTCGGGGCACCTCTGGCCAGGAAGTCGAAAGGTGGACGGTCTGCCGGCAACCGCAACCATCCACAAGCGGATGAGATGCCGGCATGCAATACACAGGACGAAACGGTCCCGCCGGGAGGCGCTGGCCGTACGCCGGTAAGAGCCGGTGCTGAGGAGTCCCCAAGGAGGAAACACCATGGCCGAGAACACCACCGCCGAGACCAAGAAGACCTTCGTCGAGCGGGCGGCCAGCGAGCCCACCGAGCTCCACAAGCAGTTCGCCAAGTGGATCGAGGAGAAGACGGGCTTCACCCCGGACCTGAAGACGGTCCAGCTCGCCGTGACGCTGCGGATGGACTTCCAGGCGTCCGACGAGAACCAGCAGGCGCTGAAGGAGCGCAAGGCCGAGGCCGCCAAGAAGGCGGAAGAGGCCAAGGCCCGGAAGCTCGCCAAGCTGGAGGCCGAGCTCGCCAAGCTCAAGGGCGAGGAGGCCGCGACGGACGAGGCGAAGCCCAAGGAGCCCGCTGAGGCCCCGAAGGACGACGCTGAGCCCGCCGCTGAGGCCGACACGGAGAACGGCGCGGAGGCGGCCACGGAGGCTGCTGCCGAGCCCACGGAGGACGCGCCCAAGCCGCGCACCCGCCGGACGCGTCGGACCACCACCAAGTAACACCCCACCGAGCGCCCCTGGTCGAGGAGACTTCGAGTCCCTCGGCCAGGGTGCCAGGGTGGCAAGGACGAAACCTAAGCTCCGCAAGGAGCCGATGGTCCGGCGCTGGATGGCGCTGCTGAGGAGTCCCCGAGGAGGATGCATGGACGTTGTGTGGAACATCTACAAGGTGCTGGTCGAGGAGGACCGCGAGGAGCACCTGGCGGTGTTCACCGACGAGGACAAGGCCAACGACGCGATCAACCGGCTCCGGCTGCGCGACGCGGACAACAACGAGGTCGACTACAACCTCCGGCCTTGCAACACCGACCCCACGCCCGAGATGCTGGAGCTGCCCAAGACGCTCCGCGAGATGGGGTGCGACGACCTGATCAAGGCCGCGTACATCGAGCTGCTGAACAACGGCTCCATGTACGTCCCGCTCTGGATCAACCCGGCGTGGCTGGTGCACGAGCTCAAGGCACGCCACGACATCGGGATCGACTTCAGGGGTCGCCAGATGAAGCTCGTCTCGCCGGACGAGGTCAACCGGCGTCGCGAGTTCGGCATCCCGGACGAGAACGCCCCCAGCGACTTCGGGGACGACGCGGGCTTCGTCGAGACCACGGACTGACCATGAACCACAGGCAGCGGCCGGACCGCTCAGGAAGATGGTTCTGGTTATTAACCTTGGCCCTGCTCGTGGCGTACATCGCCTCGCAGCGGGGCTGAGCCTCCCAGCCAGATCGAAACGCTCCGCACGCGGTTGCCAGCCGTGGACGGAGCGTCCGCCCGTAAGGTACGGGTGCTGACGAGATCGTGGAGGATCTTGCACATGGACGAAGACGTGTGGGTCACGGAAGAGCCTCCGGCGATGCCGGTGAGCAACCCGGCTGTCAAGCCCCTCTGGGAGGCGCTGGGCTGATGGCGAGCTACATCGAGAACTGGTGGACCAAGCACGACATGGACAAGGACGGCAAGGGCTGTGCGCTCGGCTGCATGTTCGTCGTGCTCGCGGTCTTCATCCTGGGAGGCAGCTTCGGAGCCTTCCTCATCTGGTCCATCTTCCTCTAGCCAGGACGAAACCAGCCCGCTGGGAAGCGCTGCTGGTCCGCCGGTATGGTACCGGTGCTGACGAGTCCCGAGGAGACTTGCACATGTCCGTAACGCAGAACCCGATGCTGGCCAAGATCCAGGGCCTGCTCGACACGTATCAGTCGCTGGTCGACACCAACCCTGAGGGCGCACAGACATACCTCAGCAAGGCCGAGCAGCTGATGCAGAAGTACGCCATCGACGAGGCCATGCTGAGCGCGGCTCGGCAGCTCGCCGGGGGCATCGTCGAGGAGCCCGAGCAGCGGATCATCTCGTTCATGCCGGCAAACGACAAGCTCGGCAACCAGTGGTACAACCTGATCATCGCGGTCGCCAAGCACTACGACTGCGAGTTCTTCGGCTGGACCTCCGGCTCCGGCTACCTGGTCGGGTTCCCCAGCAACATGAACCTGGTCGAGATGGTGTACACCTCGCTGCGCCTCCAGGCGCTGGCCAAGCTCGACCCCAAGCCCAACAAGCAGCTCTCGTTCGACGAGAACGTGTACATCCTGCACGAGGCCGGGATCAAGTGGCAGCGCATCGCCTTCCTGATGAACCAGGCCTGGCACGAGGCCACGGAGCTCGGCACCGTCATCGACACCAGCTGGGAGATCGTCCCGTGGGAGGTCGACGACGCGGGCAAGGGCAAGAAGGACGGCGGTCGCTTGATCCGGGCGGCCAAGCGCTGGTGCAAGGACATCGGTGAGCCGTACCGCGCGGTGTCGTCCCCGGTGACCTTCCAGCGCTCCTACGCGCAGGGCTTCCTCAACGAGGTGCGCGACCGGTTCGCCATGCTGCGCAAGTACCGCGACGACCAGGTCAAGTCGACGTCCGGTGCGGAGCTCGTGCTGTTCGACCGCAACAAGCTCGTGAAGGACGCGATGGACGAGCTCAAGCGGCTCATGGGTCACAAGGACGGCAAGGGCTATCGCCAGCGCATCGTGGGCGAGGCGTACGACCGTGGCCAGCGCGACGGCCGGACGGCCGACATCGGCCAGGACCGAATGGGCGGCAGCAAGAAGGCGATCGGCTGATGAAGCGCTCCGACCTGGCTCGTGTCCGGTCGGTTCAGGAGAACCGGACCTCGGCGTTCCACTCCAGCAAGCTGTGGACGAGCGACGAGGTCCGGTTCCTCCGGGACGCGTGGGACGAGTTCAAGCGCGAGGAGATCGCTGCCGCTCTGGGGCGGACGACGACCTCCATCGAGAACAAGTACAGAACCGAGAAGCGGGAAGGCTGGCCGACGCTCAAGCCGGGCGGCGACGTCTTCACCGACAACTGCCCCGAGACCGTGGAGAGGATGGAGGCACTGCGATGAGATGTGGTAACTGCAAGGGCGATCACGCCAGCGTGGCGTTGGTCCGGGCCTGCTTCGCGAACAACGAGGGGCAGCCCAGTCCGAAGCAGATGTCGCTGGCACAGGCGCTCGGTCGCGAGAAGGTGCGGCTGCCTGAGTATGCCGGCATGGACCAGAAGGACTACGAGCTCGCCATCGCCGGGCTCAGCCGGAAGGCCATTGGCGAGTTCCTGGACAAGATGCTCAAGCAGCCCAACGACGGACTGTCCAGGGACGAGCTGTTCGAGAAGGTGGACAACGGCAAGTACGCCCTCAAGAACGAGGACGACGATGACATCCGCTTCTACCACGTGTCCGGCACGCGACACCGGGTGCTGTGGGAGCTGACGGGTGCGCCGGGCGAGTTCCGCATGACGCGGATCTACAGGCCGGAGAAGATCCTGAAGCGGATCGCCTCCGACCCGGTCGCCGCGTTCGCTCTGTTCGGGCTGAACGTCGGGACGTGTGGGCGCTGCGGATCGCCGCTGACGCAGAAGCACACCCGAGAGCGCGGCATCGGGGACACCTGCTATGCCAAGCTGATGGCGTGATGCACATGACGCGTCACGAGTTCTGGCGAGCGGTGCTCTGGGGCGTCGTGCTCGGCTGCGCGCTGAGGGTCGTCGTCGAGGTTGTCAAGGCGCTGTAAACGGGCGCGTAACGGCTCGGCGCGACCGCGTCGGGCAAAAGGTACTCAGGGACGGCCCCGGAGCCGCCTACGACCCCGTAGAATCCGTTCTCGGGGCCGTCCCTGGCAGATCCTCGGCGGAGGCCGACCAATGAAGTGGAACGAAGTCCCCGACGGTGCGTCTCTGGCGATGTCCAAGGAGACGGCGATGGAGATGCGAGGGAGCCGCAAGGGTCCGTTCATCGTGGGCGCCATATGCGGTGCGTCTCTGATCCTCGCCCTTCAGTCCTGCGGGGCTGACAACAACACCAAGCAGCCCGACCCCAAGCCGGGTCCGGCCGCGACCAAAACCCACAAGCCCGGCAACTAGCACCAGAGAGCGAGCAGCATAAACCATGGAGCACATCGGACTCGTCGGAGGCCTCGTCATCCTGGGCCACATCATCGTCGGCTTCGGCACGGCGGCGATCGGCCTCTGGATGCAGCGCAGGTTCTTCCTCCACGCCGACGAGGACCAGTCGTTCGCCGTCCCGGGAGCGGTAGCGTTCTTCGTCTCCCTCAGCTACTTCTGGATGGTGATTCAGGTTGACACGTTCTCGTGACGACTGGAGAACGGTGTGGCTTGGCGTGGCCCGATCGGTGGCCATGCGCAGCTCATGCTCTCGTGACCAGGTCGGCGCTGTCCTCGTGGTCGACGACTACTGGACGTTCGTCGGCTACAACGGCCCCAAGACCGGACGGCCCAACTGCGACATCGGAGGCTGCCCGCGAGGGTTGCTCACGGCCGAGCAGCTGCCGCACGGTGCAGCGTTCGACGGTGCGGGCCTCTGCGAGGCGGTCCACGCCGAGATCAACGCGGTGACCAAGTATCTGCGCTACCACAGGCAGGTGACGCCCGACGTGATGCTGTACACGACGAGGGAGCCCTGCGAGAAGTGCTGGGACGAACTCATCGAGCTCGGCTTCATGCGGGACCAGATCGTCTGGAGTAACTGATGCCTGCCCCACGCGTACATGTTGAGCTCGACGACAAGGGCGAGCGCATCATCCTGCGGAGCCCGTTCTTCCCTGGTGTGAGCGAGATGTGCCAGGAGATCCCGGGCCACAACTGGTCAAAGACCAGGCGGTGTTGGAGCTATCCGCTGGCGCTTCCGACATGCCGGATGCTGCGCCACGTCTTCGCTGACATGCTCGTCGTCGGCAAGCGGCTGTCCGCGTGGGCCAGGCACGCCATCGCTCAGGAAGAGGCGATGCGCGATCTGGGCAAGCTCAACGACATCGAGCTGGACCGCCTGCACGAGATCCTGCCCCGGCTGGCCGGTGCGATGGACACGAGGACATACCAGCGTGTGGGTGCTTCGTTCCTCGCCAACCAGCCCAACGGCGGTGTCCTGCTGGCGGACCAGCCCGGTTTGGGCAAATCCATTCAGACGCTCGGAGGCATCGTTGAGCGCGGCATCGAGGTCGGCCTTCACCTGATCGCCTGCCCGGCCACGGCCATCCGGATCACATGGGAGAAGGAGGTCCGCAAGTGGACCGACTTCCGAGTGTTCCCGGTCTACGGCAGCGCCACACAGAAGCGCAAGGCCATCGAGGCCGCGCTCCTCGCTCCCGAGGACGAGCCCCGGTTCGTCGTCATCAATCCGGAGACGACCCGCATCAAGATGGGTCGCTGGTGTCAGAAGTGCAAGTCGTTCGTTGAGGACTTCTCAACGCCTGACGAGGACATCTTCCACCGCGAGGAGGGGCACAAGACTGCACCTCGTCCGTACGTCGTCCAGTTCCCGGAGTTCTTCGAGCCGACCTGGACCACGATCGTCGTGGACGAGACGCACCGGTTCCTGAGCGGGATCAAGGGTGCACACGCCAAGACTCAGGTTGCCGAGGGCCTGTGTCGACTGAAGGTCGACGAGGACGGGCTCAAGGTGGCTCTGAGCGGGACGCCGATCAAGGGCAACCCGGTCAACTTCTGGGGCGTGCTCCACTGGCTCGACCCCAAGCAGTACTCCTCCAAGTGGACTTGGGCACAACAGTACTTGGAGGTCCAGGAGACACGGTTCGGGCAGAGCATCGGCGGGCTGAACCCGGCTCGTGCAGAGGCGCTGTACCGATCGCTGGACTACGTGATGCTGCGCCGGACCAAGGGCGAGGTTGCTCAGGACCTCCCGCCCAAGCAGTACATGGAACACTGGTGCGAGCCGTCTCCGCAACAGCAGAAGCAGTACGACGAGATGGCGCTCATGGGCGAGGCCATGTTCGGTGAGAAGTCGGTCAGCGCGACCGGCGTCCTCGCTGAGCTCACCCGGCTCCGCCAGATCGCAACGGCGTACCAAGGAGCCGACGGCCCGGTCATGGCCAAGAGCTGCAAGTGGCTGTTTCTCCTTGAGCTGTTGGAGGAACGTGGCCTGGTCGGGACGAGCCGGTTCGACAACGGCACCAAGTACGTCATCGCCTCGCAGTTCGGCAAGGTGATCGACGCTATGGAGGCCGAGTTCAAGAAGCTGAAGGTGCCGACGCTCAAGATCACGGGCGGCGTCACGCCGAAGCAACGCCTGGCAGCGCAGGAGAAGTTCCAGTCTGCGGGCGGGCCACGCATCATGATGCTGAACACGATCGCTGGTGGAACGGCGATCGACCTTGACCAGCATTGTGACGAGTTGTTCTTCATGGACGAGACGTTTGTGCCGGACGACCAGGAGCAGGTCGAAGACCGCATCCACCGCGTCTCCCGAATCCACCGGGTGACGATCCACTACCTCTACGCAAAGGGCAGCATCGACCAGAAGATTGCCGGCATGAACATCTCCAAGGATCAGATACAGAAGCGAGTTCTCGACGGCCGAAGGGGCGTGGAGTTCGCTCTCCGAATGCTGCAGGAGTAGGGATGGACATCCGGGATATTCTGTTCGTAATCGTGCTGTCCGGCGTGCCGTCGGTGATGGCGTGGCGTGCGTACAAGGTCGGTTACCAGCAAGGACAGGAAGATGAAAGGAGACGACAGGAACGCCGCATGCGGCTGTCCAGGAGAACCGATTCTCGATAAACCCCGACACGGCCGATATGAGGTATAGTTGGTCGTGCCCACCCGTTCGATATGGAGCAGATAACCATGGCCGAGGCCGAAGAGAACACCGAGCGCTTCACGAAGCTCGTCGACAAGGACCCCAGCGACCTGCACGAGCGCTTCGCCGAGTGGATCGCCGACAAGACCGGCTACGAGGACGTCGACGTCAAGTCCGTCCAGATGGCCTGCGCCCTCCGGATCGAGTTCCAGAAGTCGCCGGAGAACCAGGAGGTCCTGGCGGAGAAGCGCGCGGCGGCCGAGGAGGCCGAGGCCAAGCGCGAGGAGAAGCGCGAGGCCCGCGAGGTCAAGAAGCGCGAGGAGGCCGAGGCCAAGGCGAAGAAGGCCGCGACCGCCACCGCCAAGAAGGCCGCCGCGAAGAAGGCGGCCGAGCCCGTCGAGGACGACGAGGACGAGGCGGAGGAGCCCCCGGCCAAGCCCGTGAGCCGCCGTCGCCGGGGTGCCGCCACCGCGAAGGCCAAGCCGGTCGTCGAGGAGGCCGAGGAGGAGGCCGAGGAGCCCGCCGCGAAGCCGGTCTCCCGCCGTCGCCGCCGTCCGGCCCCCGCCGCCAAGGCCAAGCCCGCGCCGGTCGAGGACGACTTCGACGAGGACGACCTCGGCTGATCTACTGCCGGCAACACCGCACCACCAGCACGATCCCGAGGGGGACCAGCCAGCACCGGCCGGTCCCCCTCGCACTTCCCCGGAGAACAACATGCAGATCTTCCTCCTGATCCAGGATCCCGAAGGACCGAGAACCCGCGTCCGTGGCGTCTTCACGACGGCCGACAAGGCGAAGAACCACGACAAGGAACTCAAGGGTGGATGGACGACCGGCCCGAGCATGGGCTGGCACGACATCAACCGTGGCAGTCTGACGGGTGCGCACCACATCGTCCGCCCCGCACACGCCAACGAGGAGCTGGAGCTGTATGGCCACCATCCAGATGCTGCGAACGTCTGAGCGAGGCACCTTCAAGGAATGCCCTCAGAAGTGGCAGTGGTCCACGAACGAGGGGCTGGCAGCCAAGCGGGACTCGAACCCGCTCTGGTTCGGGCAGGGCATCCACATCGCTCTGGCCGAGTGGTATCAGAAGGGGCGGGAACGGGGTCCGCACCCGGCTGACACCTGGGAGGACTTCTGCGCCGACGAGGAGCGCTACATCCCGACGGAGTACGACGAGGATGGAGCCAAGTTCGTCGAGGCGAAGGAGCTCGGCATCGCGATGATGGAGGGCTACGTCGACAAGTACGGCGAGGACGAACACTGGGACGTCATCGCCACGGAGCAGACGTTCCGCCTCCTCATCGCCGACCCGAGGGTGCCACGACAGGCCAACGGCAAGCTCAAGGCTCTGGTGCGCTACGTCGGAACGTTCGACGGGGTGTACAGGGACTTGGGCACGGGCGAGATCTTCCTCATGGAGCACAAGACGGCTGCAGGCATCTCGACCGCGCATCTGCCTCTCGACGACCAGGCCGGTTCGTACTGGTACGTGGCCACGAGGGTGCTCCGTCGTCAGGGCCTGATCGGGCCACGCGAGGAGATCGCTGGCATCCAGTACAACTTCATGCGCAAGGGGTTGCCGGACGAACGGCCGACCAACGAGCGCGGCGAGTCGCTCAACAAGAACGGCTCGGTCAGCAAGACTCAACCGGCTCCGCTGTTCGTCCGAGAGGTCGACTGGAAGTCGGTTGGCAACCGCGAGAACATGGAGCGTCGCATCCAGGCCGAGGCCATGCACATGGAGGCCATGCGGAACGGGACGCTCCCGATCTACAAGCGACCCCAGAGGGACTGCTCCTGGCGATGCGAGTTCTACAAGATGTGCATGCTGGACGAAGCAGGCGCGGATGTGGAGGAGTACAAGGAGGCGGTCTACAAGAAGCGGGACCCGTACGGGGACCACCGAGACACGAGGAAGGCAGCATGAGGAGCGTCAAGGACGCTGGCCCCGGCGAGGTTGACCGACTGAGGCGTAGGATCGGCCGGGCGCTCGGCGCTCAGGCCATAAGCGCCGACGATCACGAGTTCATCCGCACGAGGCTCGACGAGATCGACCAGCGGATCGCGGAGATGGAAGAGGAGGACGATGGCGCGGCCTAAAGCCATCAGGTCTGTGAAGGGCCAGAAGGCATTCATCCACATGACGCTCGTGGCGGATGCGGGATGGGGCAAGACGGTGTTCGGCGGGTCGGACGAAGGGGTGCTGTTCCTCACGTGCGACCCCGAGGGCACCATCTCCGCCGGTGCGATGGGCAGCTCCGCTGAGGAGTGGCCGATCAAGACCTACAAGGACCTGGACGAGGCGTACCGCTGGCTGCGGGACGAGGGCTCCGAAGAGTTCAAGTGGGCCTGCATCGACACCGTCGGAGGAGCCCAGCGCATCCTCCAGCGATCGGCCCTGGACGCCTCGTACGCCGCTCAGCCCGGCAAGCGCGACCCGGACGTTCCGTCCATGGACGTGCACCAGAAGGCGCAGATCCAGACGATCAAGTTCATCATGCAGTTCAACGACCTGCCGATGAACACGCTCTTCACCGCGCACCCGATGCACCTGGAGGACGGCGAGGGCGAGCCCTACATCCTCCCGTACGTGCACGGCGGACGCGGTGAGGTAGCCCAGCAGGCTCTCGGCCACATGAACGTGGCCGGGTACGGGGTGATGGCGGAGGACGACAACGGTCGCGAGGTGCGACGCGTCTACTTCCGGAACACCGGCCCGTACAGGGGCAAGGACCGCTTCAACAAGCTGCCGCGCTACATCGACAAGCCGACGCTGGCCGGGATCCGCGAGATCATCGAGGCTCCGGCGGCACGGCCTGTCCGCAAGGCGGCAGCCAAGAAGACCACCACCGCACGCACCACCCGATAGAGGGAGTACACAGCACATGCCCAAGATGAAGTTCGGCGTTGGCAACAACGTCTCCACGGACTCCGGCTTCACCCCGTACGAGGGTCCGCTGCCGAAGCCGGGCGTGATCTACCCGGTCGTCCAGAAGACGGCGACCATCCGTCTGACCGGGGAGAACTCCAAGAACCCCGGCACCCCGTACATCAACACGATGTGGGAGGTCGAGTCCGGCGAGTGCAAGGGCTTCACCGCCTGGCACCGCCTGATCCCCGGCGAGCACGAGATCCAGCAGACCCGGATCGCCCAGTACATGCAGGCCGTCTGCGGCAAGAACATGGCCGACGTCGTGCACGAGGACGTCGAGGACGGCGGCAAGGTCAAGACCGTCGGCGGTCGCAAGCCCGAGGGCGTCAAGGCGGGCATGACCTTCCAGCGCAAGAAGGACACGCGCAACGCCATCGAGGGCGAGGAGACGCCCTGGATCGCGGAGTCGGCCGACATCATCCCCGGCTGGAAGCCCAAGTCCAAGGTCGAGGCCGACGACGAGGCGGAGCCCGAGGAGGACGACGTCGAGGACGAGATCGAGGACGAGGAGGACGAGGACGTCGCCGACGAGCCGGAGGACGACGAGGAGGTGGAGGACGAGGACGACTCGGACGACGACTCCGAGGAGGACGAGGAGGACGAGGCCGAGGAGGAGTCCGACGAGGAGGGCATCTCCTACGCGGACGCCGCCAAGATGTCCCTCGTGGAGCTGAAGAAGCTCGCCAAGCAGTACGAGTACGAGGACTCGGACCTCAACCCTTTCAAGGGTCCCGCTGGTAAGAAGAAGCTCCTGGCGAAGCTCGTCGAGGACGAGATCGTCATCGAGGACGGCGAGGACGAGCCGCCGTTCTAACCGGCGCGGCACGACAACACCCACGGAGGCCCCACGGCGACGCGCTACGGGGCCTCCGGCACGCTTTCCCCCTGGGGTCGGTCAAAGGGGCCGACCCCGCTTCGCGGAGCCCTTACGCGGGCTCCTACTGATTCCGGTCTGAGTGGACCGGGGTAAGGACTGCATTCTCATGGCTGGGATCTTCAGCAAGGACGCCGCTCCGACGCCGCAGGGTTACACGACCCAGGTGGTCGAGGTCGACTACGCGCAGCTCCAGACCATCACGCCGGAGGACGGCTGGAACCCGCTGGACGGCGTCGAGATCATCGAGATGGGCCTGGGCTGGGACAAGTCCACGGGCGGCAAGGGCGGCCTGCTCGGCGTCCTGAACCGCAGCGTCGGGTCCGACCTGGATGGTGTCGGCACGATGTACGCCGGGACCAAGCCGGTCAAGTACCTCGGCTGGGACGAGGTCGACACCTTCGCCAACGAGGGCTCCGCCGCCGGTTCCGCCACGCACACCGGTGACAACCAGACCGGCGAGGGTGCGGGCGACGACGAGACGCTCCGGCTGGACCTCAAGCGGATCCCGATCCGCATCACCGACATCGTCCTCAACGCGACCGCGTTCAAGCGGGGCTCGGACATGAAGCGGGCCAAGAACATCACGGTCACGCTGTACGACTCCACCGGCGGAACCAAGTCGCCCGTGGCGTGGATCGAGCCCAGCCTGTACAAGCCGAAGAACACCATCGCCGTCGCGCACCTCCGGCGCAAGCGCGGTGAGGACGGCCGCGTCATCCAGGGCGAGGGAGCGGGCTGGGAGCTCAAGGTCGTCGACACCTCCGTCGACGTCAAGCAGGGCGACCGCGACGACTTCCTCGTGAAGTCCGGCCAGATGGTCGGCATCGCGGTCTCGGCGGGCTGATCCCCGCTCCTTGAACGTCGTGCCCCGGCCTCCCACAAGGGAGCTGGACGCAGCCGGGGCGCGGCCTTGAGGGAGGTGGAGGATGTACTACAAGATCGACCCTCGTGAAGGCAACCTGCCCAAGTGGGTCCAAGACCACATCAACTCGCTGCGGGGAACGATCCGAACCTTGCAGAAGGCACTCGAACAGGACGTGAGCGACAGCAACACCTTCCTCCAGGGGCCGCACGAGGTCGACAACGAAGCGCTGGGCAAGAGCCCGCGCATCATCTTCAAGGTGCCCACGGGGAAGGCGTGGGGAGACGAGTTCAACGTGCACGTCGAGGGCGACACGCTGAAGATATACGCGGCCACGACCGTGCTGATCAAGCCGACGTCGTCCAACTGCCTGGAGATCCGCATGGAGGATCGGCGATGAAAAGGAGCACATACCGCTGCTTCAAGCCGGTCTGGCGTGATGAGCGTGGCGAGGTGCGGGCATCGGTCGTGTCGTACAGCGAGGACGGTGCCAACGACCGGGCCGACGAGCTGGAGGACCAGGGCTTCGAGATCATCGACGTCGTGGAGCACAAGCCGGGCGTCTCGGCTGACGAAGTGGAAGGATGGTTCAAGTGAGCGACCCGCGAGTCATCTGGTGGCTCGATCCGAGGCCGACGCTGACGCTCGACTGGCTGATGGACGAACAACTGGCTGAGATGGTCAGGGTGTTGGGTTCCGCGCACAGCCGACTGGCAGGCGGGGCTGAGAAGTTGCCGGCAGCAGAGATGGGATGGAAGGACAGCCATCTCGCGCTCTGCGTGTACGGTGCACTGGCCTGCCAGGAGATGCGGCTCAACCGCTTCGACGACCCCGGCTGGTTCTGGCAGTTCGCCGGAGCCGGGCGCGACCTCGTCCGGGGCGGCCACGTGTTCGCCATGCCGGCATGGCACGAGGACGAGGACGTCATCAAGTCGCACTGGTCGACTGGACTTCGACACAAGGCCATCGTGGCCGATGTGAAGGTACCATGGTCGGAGGTCGACGAGTACTGGCCGACCCTCTGGCCCGTGCCCGCTGAAGGTGGCGGCTACGAGCTCAGGGTCAACAAGCAGGACAAGGCGGCAATGGAGGTCGACGACCTCTGGCTGCCGGACAACATCAGATCGAGGGTGGTGAATATCTAATGCCGAACATCCAGCCTGAAGCATTGGACTACCTCAAGATCCGCATCAGGAGCGCGAAGGACCAGGGCAACATGGACCTCGTGAACGCTCTGCTGGACCTGTGGCTCGACCACCAGGTCATGGCGGATGACTTCGACGCGGAGGCTTGGGGCTTCAACCCCAAGCGATGGGCCGACCCGAAGGACCTCGCGGCGTTCAAGAGGATGCCGCACCCCGGATTGTCGGTGCTCAAGAGATGAGCCTTGTCTGCTGCCTCCCGAATGAGCCGGGATGCACCTGCGAGAAGGTCCAGTCGTGCGGCGGAGTTCACGTGATAGACTCACAGTGCGTTCCGCACGCAAGGGCTGGAGCGATCCGGTCTCGTATCCACGAGGTCGGACAGAAGCCGATCGAGACAGTGGAGATCGTTCAGTGAAGGTCCTGATTCTGGGATGCGGTCCGGCCGGGATGATCGCGGCACACGCGGCGTACAGCCGGGGCGCGGACTTCATCGTCGTGTCCAAGGCTCGCAAGTCGTTCATGAACGGAGCCCAGTATCTGCACGCGCCGATTCCTGGTGTGTCGATCAAGGAGCCGTTCCTGATCAACTACGAGATCAGCGGCAGCGTGGCCGGTTACAGAGACAAGGTGTACGGGCCGGACGCCAAGGTCGAGGTCAGCCCCGAGACGCTCGTGGGTCGCCATCTCGCCTGGGACATCCGCGAGGCGTACGACAGCCTGTGGTCGCTGTACGGCTCGGACGTCCACGACGTCGACATCACGCCGACCATCCTGTCCAAGCTGATGAAGGACTGGAGGCCGGACGTCGTCATCTCGACGATCCCGGCGACGGTGCTCTGCCACGACAGTCGGCACCGGTTCGGACACGAGCTCGTGTGGGCCACGAACGAGCTTGAGTGCACGCTGTCGGACAACACGGTTCTGTGCAACGGAGAGCCGGGGTTCGACTGGTACAGGGCCTCGAAGATCCAGGGCTTCACCAACACGGAGTGGCCGCACAACAAGTACCCGCTGGCGTACAACGGCCAGATCTGGCGAGTCGTGAAGCCGTTGCAGACCAACTGCCGCTGCTTCCCGGTCGTTCACCGGATGGGCCGGTACGGCAAGTGGACCAAGGGCGTCCTCTCGCACGAGGCCTGGGAGGAGGCCAACAAGATCATGGACGGAGTACAGACGGGTGTATCGCTCGACACGACCGGGGCCTAGCGCTCCTCTGGTAGCGCTGGACCTCGACGGAACCCTCGGGGACTACCACAGGCACTTCGAACGGTTCGCACAGATGTGGACCGGGCGAGACATCGTGTGGGACCCCGAGGTCGTAGGTCCGTTCTATAAGCAGCTCGGCATGAGCCGTGCGGTGTACAGGCAGTGCAAGCTCGCATACAGGATGGGCGGCATGAAGCGCTCCATCCCGATGTTCGAGGGAGCAGACGACATGGTCCGCGCGATCCGTGGCGCGGGTGTGGGCGTCGCCGCCTGTACGACACGGCCGTACCTCGCCATGAGCACCATCGACCTCGACACCCAGCACTGGCTCCGCCGGAACGGGATCAAGGTCGACCACATCCTGTACGGCGAGCACAAGTACAGGGATCTCGTCAAGTCGGTCGGGCGCGACCGTGTGGTGTGCGCCCTCGACGACGACCTCAGCCAGCTGGGGGTCGCCAACAACCTCGGAGTGCCAAGCATCATGAGGCGCAACGAGGCCAACCAGGGCTACGTGCCCGACCAGGACCAGATGTTCGTCTGGACCTTGAAGGCAGCACAGGAGACGATCCTGGAGCTGATCGACATGCACAAGAACAGGACTGGGATCTATGCGGATCGCTGACAACCCCGAGGGCAACGGCGTCAACGTCGAGGTCGAGGCGGACGACAGCCCCGAGCTGAACGTCATCGCCAAGCGGATCATGCCCGAGTGGCTGGAGCTCTTCGCCCGGAAGAACCGGGACTACGGCTCCGGCTCGGCGTACGAGCTCGGTGTGCGCGGACAGTACTCCGACATCCACCGCAAGATGATCAAGCTCAAGCGGGCCATGTGGGACGGCGAGCAGCTGGACTTCGAGGACACCGACGAGATCATCAAGGACCTGATCAGCCACCTCTTCCTCACGCTGCACATGTTCGGCCTGGAGCGCGAGGCGGAGCAGGCGTACGTCTACACCGAGGACGACGCCGCCGTGGACGCCTTCTTCCGCATGGTGGGTGGCGACCCCGAGACCGCGCTCAAGATGTCCGGCGTGCTCAAGCCGCCGTTCCGAGAGCTGGTGCGAGAGCGCGCCACGCACATGATCCACGGCGAGCAGGCGGAGCACGCCGCCGCCATCGGCCACGCCGTCCGGTCCGAGCGGGTTCACGTCGTCGTCGACGAGCTCCGTGACGGGGCGCGGGAGGCCCGTAGGCGAGCGCGGGAGGCGGACGGGTCGCCGGGTGAGGCGACGGTCCGGGCGATGGCTGAGACGGGCGCGTACGGCTTCCGGGCCGACGGGGCGGACTTCGCCTCCGAGGAGTTCGCTCAGGCCGACTTCGAGCAGAACTACTACCCCTACGGCGTGGAGCTCGTCAACCACAAGCCCCGCATCATCACCGAGCAGGTGGACGGCAAGACGCGGTACTACCACGAGGCGTACCCCGGTGCCGACCGCGAGCCGCTCTCGCTGGTTCCGACCGCGCTCATCGAGCGGGCGCAGAAGGACCACCACGTCATGAGCAAGGAGCAGGAGGCCGGGCTCCGCACGCTGGCCGACTGGGCCAACAACCAGTAACACCCGCGAGACCGGGCCAGCCGCCTGCCACCCCTCCGGTGGGCGGCTGGCCCTCTGCATGAAAGGAACAACATGTCGGGAGCCCCCAGCAGAGCGACGATCACATGGTTGCTGTCCGAGGTCCTGAGCGCGAAACGCGAGATGGATGCCGGCAACAAGGACCGGTATATTCGGGGGCGTCACGTGGCGCTGTGCGAGGCAGCCAGTCGCATATGCCAGGTGTCGCGAAATGACCTGGACAAGTACCTCGGATGGCTTCAGGAACAGGTCGCTGAAGGCAATCGGATCGGCGCTGTGCTGGAGCCTTCCCCGTGGGTGAGGATCAACTGCAAATGAAGTATGTGTCGCTGCACCACCACACAACGTATTCGTACATGGACGGATACGGATCGCCCGACACGCACGCCAAGCGGGCGGCCGAACTTGGCATGACGGCTCTGGCCCTGACCGAGCACGGCAACATCTCGTCTCACGTCAAGCACATGCTGTCCTGCCAGAAGTACGGCGTGCGTCCGCTGTTCGGCCTGGAGGCGTATACCGCTCCGTCGAACATGCGCGAGATGGAGTGGGTGGACAAGAAGGGTGCCGTCCGCGTCGGCATGTCGCAGAAGGCACACCTCACGCTGCTCGCGATGGACGAGACCGGGCTGCACAACCTGAACCAGATCGTGACGCGGTCCTGGGCCGAGGGGTTCTACCGCTGGCCGACTGTGACCGGCGAGATGCTCAAGGACCACCACGAGGGGCTCATCTGCCTGTCGGGGTGTGCGGACAGCATGCTCGCCAACAACCTCCTCGGCGGGAAGTGGATCCGCAAGGGAGACGAGCGCGCAGCCATCAAGACGCTGCGTAGCTTCCAGAAGCTGTTCGGAGACCGGTACTACCTGGAGACGCAGCAGTTCCCCGAACTGTCTCGCTCTGGCCAGTTGAACCAGTGGTATGAACAGATGGGTAAGAAGTACGGAATCAAGCTTGCTGCAACATCTGACTGCCATTATCCATTCCCCGAAGACAATGAGATGCAGAAGATTCTGCATGCGGCTGGTCGCAACATCGGTACCGTGGCCGCCGCCGAGGCGGGGTGGGAATACGACATCCGGCTGACGTTCCCGACGTCGGACCAGATGGTGTACGAGCGGCTGCGCGGGACCGGGCTCTCGAAGCGCGGAGCCGAGGAGGCCATCGCATCCACAGCCGAGATCGCAGAGCGCTGCCAGGTCCTGCTGCCCAAGATGGACCGGGTCCGCTATCCGATCGAGGGCGAGGCTGGATTCAAGGAGGGCATGTCATCGGTCGACATGATCCGCAAGTGGATGAACGACGGATGGAAGTATCGAGGCTTCAACAAGTTCCCGCGTGACAGGCAGCTCAACTACAAGGCGCGTGCCGAGTACGAGCTCGACCTGATCGTCAGCAAGGACTTCGTCGACTACTTCCTGATGCTGTCGGACGCCGTTCGCCACACCAAGGATGCCGGCATTCCGGTCGGACCGGCGCGAGGCTCAGCCGCCGCGTCGCTGGTGTGCTACCTCCTGCGCATCACCGAGATCGACCCGATGCTGTATCCGCAGATGATGTTCGAGCGATTCATCGACCCCAACCGCCACGACCTGCCGGACGTCGACCTCGACTTCGATGACGAGAACCGAGATTACGTTCGCCAGCACATGATCAAGCGGTACGGGATCGACCGGGTCGGCAACATCGGAACATACACTCGGTATCGGGGCAAGAACTCGATCGACGACGTTGCCCGCGTGTACGAGATCCCCAAGTTCAAGGCGGAGCAGGTCAAGGAGGTCATCGTCGAGCGGTCGGGCGGTGACAGCCGGTTCGACGCGTCGCTGGCCGATACTGTCGAGGCGTTCCCTCAGGCCAAGGAGGTCTTCGAGGAATACCCCGATCTGC